GCCTGTTATAGTAAATGATCCGTCACTTGTTTTAGCAGTGCCTGCTTCAGCTGTGTCAGATATAAAGCCGCCGCCGCCACCTGAGTAGTTACCATTAGAACAGTTACCGCCACCCGAGTAGCCACCGCCGCCTCCAGAGCCGCCCCAGCCGCCGGAGCCACCTCCGCCAAATCCACCATGTAAGCCTGATCTAGGAGAACCTTGTCCGCTGTCGTAAGCAGTATCGAACCAACCGCCTGTTGAACCGCCTGCCCAATTTTGTGCTACTGGGAACGGATCAGGATCGCCTGATACTAGGTTACGTCTATCACCGTGTGGTTGACCTGCTGTTACAAAACCGCCAGCACCGCCACCTGCGTTAAGGTTGTGACCGCCGAATGCACCAGGTCCGCCGTTAGTACCGCCGTTGGTACCAGCACCGTTATTTCCTGAAGTTCCGGTGTTACCATTCATATTACTGTTAAATGTAGTATTCGAACGGTTAGTACCGCCGCCGCCTGCAATTACCAATGGTTCGTCAGCTTCTGTTACAACAAAGCTTCCGCCGCCACCTCCTTGCCAAGCTTGACTACCGTTATAATAAGATTGTTGTCCTGCAAGAATTTGTAATTTATCTCCAGCAGTTAAGCTAAATTCAGCCTCCATTATAGCACCAGCACCAACGTTACCATTAGTGTTTGTACCTGATGCGCCAGCTGCTCTAATAGTGTAAGTACCTGTTGCAGGTATTGTCCATTCTTGAATACCTTGAGTAGTCATGTTAAAGTATGACTCGTTAGTTAACCAAGAATTAGTTGCTGTATCATAACTGTTCAACAAGTTAGCTAAATCAGGACCTGTTCGACCTATAGCAGTACCTGGTGTAAATGTAAATTCACTAAAGTCGTAAATTACTGTGCCGCCTGAACCTGAACCAACCGACAATGTAAATTGTTCTTGTGCTGTTGACGCAACGGGAGTATCTTGGTCTGTAATTGTAACAGTATACGTTGTTTGTGGGCTTTCTACATAAGCAATACCAGTAATTTGTCCTGTACTAGTATTAAATGTTAACGGTGTAGGCTCGTTTGCTGGATCAACAATTTCGATAATTCCGCCAAATGCTGCGTCAGCTTGTGATTGATAATAGTATGTTCCAGGTGCTACTGCTGTTGTATCCCACTCAACTATTCCGTTATCAGTACCATTGTTAGTAACACCTGATACAGCATCTCCAGTTCCTGTAGTTGCCGCAGTTTTGATCCAAAACGGTTGTGCAGGTGATGTAGTAGATTGATTTGTTGTATTAGTAGAAGGATAGCTTCTATCGATTCCATAAATAATTCTTACAGCTCCTGATCCACCGGTATTAGTTCCTCCAGTGCCGCCGCCTCCGCCAGCGCCGCCGCCATATGCGCCGCCAAAGTTATCGCCGTTACCTGATCCAGATCCGCCTGCTGCGCCGCCTGAACCGCCTCCGCCAGCAGTTGGAGTACCATTACCTATGTTTTCTCCAGCAGTACCATTAGCGCCTTCGCCTAGTATGCCAACTCCACCGCCACCAGCTGCCCATTCAAACGAACCAGAACTAGGTCCGCCTGAACCACCACCACCGCCTGTGCCTGGGTTAGCAGTATAGTTTGCACTAGGACTTGGAGCATTTATGCCAGCGCCACCGTTACCAGAGTATCCGCCAGCGCCTCCTCCTGATCCAGGGTTTCCGTCATCACCGTCGTTAGGACCGCCGTCGCCGCCATTACCGCCATTTCCTCCGCCGTCAAAATAGCCACTAGGCTGTCCGCCTGAGCCACCAAGCCCGCCGTTAGAGTTTTGAGAGCCGTTACCGCCTGAGCTTCCTCCGCCAGCTGTTAATGTTAGTCCTTCGTATGATAACGTACTATCGCCGCCTGGGTTTGATGGACCAGTACCTCCGGCACCAACTTCAACAGTCATACTATCGCCCGGAACAACTTTCCAAGCATTTTTGTATGCTAAGGCGCCGCCACCGCCTCCGCCACCGCCAGGACCGTTACCACTACCTTGGTCGCCGCCGTAACCGCCTGCACCAACTGCAACAGCACTAATTTCAGTGACGCCTGCAGGAATAGTAAATGTGTATGAGCCGGGCGTAGTATAATCTTGTTGTCCAGATGTTACACCGTCTGCGTCTACAGCAAATTGAAGTGTTGCACCTGGCTGTACTCTAATAGTTTCGTTGACTCCGTTTACAAGATCACCTGATAATTCATATCCGCTAGCACCTTGTCCTACATTAACTACAACTGTTTGACCAAAGAAATTAGTAGTTGGCAATGCAGGACTAATATTATATGACAGCAAACCTACTCCGCCTGCACCAGTTACAGGTAAAAAGTTTGCATTTTCGTTTAAGTCTAGTGCAACTTCACTTAATAATTGTGTTGCAACAAGCGGACCTGATTCAACTTCAAAGTTAAATACCTCACTTGCACTTTGCGGAGTAGGCGTTGCCTGATCTGTAACTGTTATTGTATATTGTGTTAGGGGATAGGTTTGTCTAGAAAGTCCAGAAATGCTACCATCAGCACTGTCAAAAACAATGCCACCTGATTCTAATAAAACAATCGGACCGCTCATTGCTTCTGTGTTTGCGGAAACATAATAGTAAACTCCAGGTGTCTGATTACTAGTATCCCATGTAACAGTACCTTCTGTAGAACCTTGCCCTGTAACATCTGTTACTGTACTACTTGCTCCTGCTACAGGTGCTGTTTTAATCCAGAATGGATTAGTACCTACTGCTTTTCCTGATTCCTGTCCGTCAGCTACATTGGTGCTTGGGTACGATCTATCAGGTCCATATATAATTCTTACTGCGCCACCTGCACCGATTGCTCCGTCAGCATTTGTTCCATCATAGGCACCACCACCGCCGCCGCCGTATGCGCCGCCTTGGCCACCTGAATTAGCACCTAAACCTGATGTTCCGTTAGCACCACCGGAACCACCACCTCCGCCGCCGCCTTCATACGAACCGCCTGATCCTGATGATCCTTCTCCAAGAATGCCAACACCGCCACCACCACCAGCAGTGATACTGTTTGTATTTGCGCCAGAGCCGCCGCCACCGCCGGCTCCTGGGTTTCCATTTGATGTGTAGCCTGCGCCTTGACTTCCGCCATTTCCTGAGTATCCACCAGCGCCGGCACCGCCACCGCCACCAAATGGTTGTCCAGTACCGCCTGTGCCGCCGTTGCCGCCACCTTGTAATGCTGCTCCGCTACGTCCGCCGCCAGATCCGCCAGGATTGTTGCCACCGCCCGACGATGATCCTCCTGAACCGCCTGAACCTTGTAGTAGTGTAGTGCCGCCGCGTCTAATATAGCTGTCGCCGCCTGCACCACCATTTTGAAATGCACTAGTTCCTCTTGTGCCGCCTGTGCCAACTTGTACAGTTAAATTTTCACCTGGCGTAGTTGCAAATAGCCCATATGCGAGGCCACCGCCACCGCCACCGCCTCCGCCGTTGGCACCGTCAATGCCGCCAGCGCCGCCTCCGCCGGCTCCGATACACACAGCACTTACTTCTGTAACACCAACTGGAACAGTAAATGTGTATGATCCAGGTGTAGTATACTCTTCTTGACCAATTACAGCATTTGCTGCTTGGCTAACATTAAATTCTAAAGTTGACCCAATAGGTGCAACAATTGTCGGATTTGTTCCGCTACTAGTTCCACTAAATTGATATTCAGTAGTTCCTGATACAATAACGTCCCATGTACGTGTATCTGATATAATACCGTCGGGGAGAGTAGGACTTATTGAATATGTTAATGATCCAACGCCGCCAACGGCACTTATTGGAATAACATCAAATGGATTGTTTGCTGATACTTTTACATTTAACGAGGGTCTCGAAAGTGTGATCGGAACAGTTTCTAATAACAGTCTAAAGGTATCAGACGCAGTGTTACCTAAAGAGTCAGTTACTGTAACAGTATGGTTTTGATCTACTACTGCACCGTGAGATCCAGTTATTTGACCAGTTGCAGTATTTAATACAAAACCTGCAGGCAAAGATGGACTTATGCTATATGTTATATTACGATACCCGCCTTGCCCAATAACAGGTGTGAGATTAATGTCTTGATTAATTTGTGTTTGAACTGTATTAATAACAGTAGTCGCAGTTAGTGCAGTTTCTACTACAGGAGGAACATATTCTCTAATAATAAATGCTCTGTAATTTAGAAAAACTTCTTCGTCTGTTAATGCTCTATTATAGACACGAGCGGTTCTAATATTACAACTAGAATATTCTGCTACACTACCGTATCTAAGTTGTATAAATTGTCCGTCTGGTATGTTTGTTGTATATCCAGATGCTGAACCTATTAACTCACCATTTTTATAACCGTAAAGAGTATTTCCTGAGCGTTTTACAGCAATACAGTTCCATTGATTTGCAGTTAGAGTCCATCCTGTTATTGACGAAGCAGAACTAAATCCCGATGCTTCTACAAAAATATTTCCACTAGTATTAGCTTGTAATGCAAAATAGTTTTGTCCACCTAAGGACATCATATGTGTATTACTAGTAAAGTTATTTGGATAAATCCAAATCTCCATAGTAAAATCGCCAGTGCCGAAATTAAAATCTCCAGCAGTAGAATTCGATTCTACCCAATGTGCAGAACCGTTACTAAATTCAAAGTGGCCATCTGTTTGATCAAAAAATACATTACTTACTATATTAGCATGATTTAGTCTTGTACTAATATCATACCATATTCCTTGTCCAATATCCCAAGAATCTGTTCTAAAACTATCTAAGTTTAGTACTAGTCCTTGTGTTTTAATCGATGGTCCCGAAGCTATAGTCATTACCTGTATCTTCCTCTTAATGCTAAGTAATTTTGTCTTACTTGCTCTTGTGTTAGTGCTACATTATATATTAAAATATTACCAAACTCGCCCGGACAATGTCCTCTACCTGCAGGGTTAGAGCTAGTATTTCCTTCGCCGTAAATTTTAAAGCCATTTGTTACATAGTTATTGTATCTTAATCCTAAACCTGCTGTTGTCGGAGTTCCGCCAGAACTAGTAACTGTCATAGGTCCGCTTCTTACTAATTCTGCATTTTTGTAACAGGCAGCTTCGCCAGTGGCTTGGTCATATGTAAATGTAACCATTTGCCATCCATCGGCGTCAACTCCTAGTGGTGCAAAACTATTATTAAGTCTACGTCTATAAACATTATCAGTATGTCTAGTACTAAAGTTTAATACATAACTTTGTTCTAGTACAATCCTTAGCGGATCAGCTGCACTAGGTAGCATACCTCTCCAGTTATTGTTTGATCCTACATTTAAGGGAATTCCTTTTAGGTTGAACCAAATTTGGAATGTTAACGATCCTGTTTCTAATCTAGAATCTCTGCCAGCTGTAATAAAACTTGTTCCGCTGCCGTTGCTTTGTACATTACTTTCAAAAGTAGGAGTACCTGCAGTTGTGCCAACACCTAATTGATTTAGTGTCCAGATGCTGTTTCCGCCAACAACATTACTAATAGTATTACTAGCAAGGCCTGTAATAGTAGCTTCAACATACAATCTTTTAAAAGTTCCAACACATGGATCGCCAAATACTGCATTTGTTGCTGGTATCGTAATTGTTCCGGTATTTCCTAACAAATATCCTTCTACTATACTTTGGCTATTTGCTGCATGACATGCACCTTGTGCAAATAATTCACATTCTCCTGTTGGATTACCATAACTAGCAAAATCAACACTGCTAAAAACATAACCGTCTGGTGCAGTTATGCTTAGTGTCTGATTTTCATTTGCTGTAGCACATACTGTGATGTTATCTTCAAACTGAGAGGCACTGATTGCAGGATCTAAGTATTGAATAAGTCCATCGTTTACTATGCTTGGATTATAATTCAGCGCCATTAGTTACTCGTCACCTTCAACTTCTAGTTTATCAATATCTTTACGTTCTGCCCATACTGTGTAGAAACAATCGATATCGGAGTTTGGTTTATTATCTACAGCAATATTTATTTCTGAGATATTTGTTGATTCTACGTATAGAGCTTGATATGATCCAACTGGAGTTAAAGTAACGGTAATACTATCCTCATGTACAAGTTCTGTCCAATAATCAGGTAATTCAATTCTAGTGTCAGCAGTTAAACGACCTCTTACATAAACACCAAATTCCGGTCCTTCAAGCGATCCGTAACGTAGACGCTTGCCCAGTTTAGTTGGGTGATCAATATCAAAGCTTTTAGTTGTAGCGTTTAATGCACCTTGAATACCAACACCGCCTGACACACGTAACGCACCAGTAGTAGTGCTAGTTGACGCTGTTGTATTAGTAATAATAATAGCATCTGCTGTACTGTTGCCTTCTGTAGTGACCTGTTGTAATGTTGGTGTAGTGTTACCACCATCAGGTGTTGCAGCAATAGTGATGCTGTCATTTGTAGCGTTAGTAGTAATAGTAACGTTTGCGCCAGCAATCAGTGTTAGTGTATCATTGTTACTATCAGCAGTAACAGTACTCTGTCCAGAAACAGCAAAGTTTTTAAAGATATTCTGACTACTACCTAAATCTGTATTTCTTATTCTAATAGCATCGTTTGTTGCGTCAACGTCTATATCAATACCAGCACCGCTTACAAATGTTGCAGTATCAGCAGTTGAATCTGCAACTGCGCTTCCTGTTTCACTCCAACTGTACCCACTGTCGGTGTCTGTTACAGTTAGTGTACTAAATGCAGTTGTTGAGAAACCACTTGGTGTTCCTGTTGCTACTGATGCACCAGTAACGTGACCGAAGGTATCAAAGGTTAAACTAATGTCTTGAATAAATGTGTTGCCGCTGTTATTGCTGCTTAGGTTATTAACACTTGATGTATCTGCGTGAGCAATAGTTAATCCAGTGTTGTTAGCAGTAACTGCCATGCCAGTACCTTGGCTTACGTTACCTGCGTGATAAACTTTATTCAAACCACTTAACCCGGTACCTCCTGCGTACATTTCGCCTAACACGTTAAATGATAATGTACCAGTAACTCCGAATTGTGCGTTAGCTGCACTTGGCCCAACTACTAATCCATAGCCAGCAACTGGTAAGTTAGAATCAAATTCGTCGTGATATAGTTTAATACCTTGATTGTTGTTGGTGTCAAATTCTATACCAGGAAACTCTGATGTTGTTGTGTTAGTGTCAACTAACCTTAGTAATGGTCCTGTTTTGGATATTGTTAAGTTACCGGTCATTGTGTCACCAGCTAGACTAACAAATAGACTATCTGATTCTGTTTCTGTATAGTAGCGACCATCTAAATTAACTGTTGCAACACTTGACGCTGTAACGTGTCCATATGTATCGTATGTAAAGCTGATGTCTTGGATTACAGTACCGTTGGCATTGTCGCTGCTTAGGTTGCCAGCACTTGATGTATCCGAGTGTGCAATTCTAATTGCATCACTAGTTGCTGATACATCAACGTCAATTGCGCCGCCGCTTACAATTGTAAGTGTATCGCTAACACTTTCTGCAACAGCACTACCTGTTTCGCTCCAGGTGTAACCGCTGTCAGTATCTGTTACTGTAACAGTACCAAAATCATTTGATTGACTTGTTAGTGCGTTTGCTGTACCAACTGATGCAGCAGTTACGTGTCCAAAACCGTCAAATGTAAAACTAATATCTTGAATAAATGTTGAACCACTATTGTTACTACTTAGGTTAGCAACACTTGAGGTATCTGCGTGATCTATTGTAACCTCTGTGTTACCGCTTTGGTTAACTGTAAATGACCCGCCTGTTGATAGTCCACTGCCAGCAGTAATAGTAATTGTACCATTACCAACACTTGGAATCTCTGAAGTATAAGCCAGCGTTCCGCTTGTTGCGCCTGCAACTACCCAACGATCTTCACTTTCGTCCCAGAACAATTGTGCGTTTGTTTGCGTTCCACGTTCAACTTCTATACCACCATCTTGTGTTGGAGTACCTGTTTCGTTACTGTTAAGTACGATAATGTTGTCAGCTAAATTAATAGTTTCTGTATTGACTGTTGTAGTTGTACCGTTTACTGTTAAGTTCCCGCCAATAACTAAGTTACCGTCAAAGTCAGCATTGCCACCGATATTAAGAGCACCGTTAATGCCTACACCGCCGTCTACAGTTAGCGCACCTGTATCGTTTGTTGTACTTGCAGTAGTATTAGTAATGCTAATTGCTGTTGCAGTTGTAGCACCTCTTCCTGTAACTGTAGCAAGAGTATCGCTTTCTGCTTGTAAGTAGCGTAAATCTAAGTCTACACTGTTTAATCCGGTTATATGACCGTATGTATCAAGAGTTATATCTTGTATTACTGTTCCGTTTGAGTTATCAACACTTGATTGCGAACTTGTATTTGAGTGAGCAATAACTAACAAATCAGATGCTGCGCTCGAAGCACTCAAATCTATGCCGCCACCTTCTCTTACAATTACAGTATCAGCATTTGAATCAGCAGCAATTGATGCAATATCTGTTGATCCAGAATTTTGTACTCTAATAGTTTTAAAGATGTTTTGCGAGCTACCTCTATCTGAGTTAACAAGTGTAGTTCCTGTAAGACTAAATCCAGTGCCTGCTGTAAGCCATGCAGTTGCTCCTGCACTGTCGTCCCAGAAAAGAATTCTATCAGCATTAGGATCAGTTAAGCTTTCTATTCCTAAATGGCTTAAACTTAATGTTAATGCTGCACCTTCAGAACCTGCTGCACCTCCTGTTAACCCTGTTCCTGTAGCAACGCTTGCAACATAATCTCCTGTTGTATCTGTTCCAAGTGCAACACTATTTGCAGCAATAGTTGCTGCAATACTAACATTACCTAAGTTAGTCATTGTTGCACTACCTGTAACATCTCCTGTTAGTGAGATAGTAGGATCATTAACGTTGAAGTTTAATTTTCCTGGAGTAGCTGCATCGTCATAAGTTACACTAATACCCGATTCAGTGTTACCGCTAACCATTGCTCCGACAATATCTTCAACTTCTTCTTGGAAATTATCAATATTACCGGTAGTATGATTGTGACTGTCGTCAGCAATAGTAACAGTTAATGTACCGCTGCCTAAATCTGTTAGTGTAACACTACCTGTTGCATCTCCTGCTAGTGTAATAGTAGGATCTGGTTTGTTTGTTACGTTTGTCCAATTTAAGTAGTAACTACCCTGTTGTCCGTCTAGTAAGTCTGCGTTTAAGTTAGTAACTAGTGTAGTTGATGCAACTTCAAGAGGTGCAGTACCAGTTGAAACTGGAAGTTCTAGTATACCGTTAGTCTTAAATGTAGCTCTTCTTGTTCCATTTTGAACAATTTGTAAGTTGCCGCCTCCATTAGTTGTTAAATCATCCGGTGACTCGTAAATAGCCCAACTGTTGCCGCCTTCCCATTGTATACCTTCACTTGGTCCAGGATCAGCAATCTTAATATTATTAACGCCAACAATATTATTGTTATTTAAATCTAATACATCTGCAACGCCTGTGCTATCTAACTTAATTGTACCTGCGACATTTAAGTTTTCACTAATACCTACACCGCCTGTAACAATTAATGTACCTGTAGTTGAACTAGTTGACGTAACATTTTCGTCCATTCTTACACTTGCTGTGTTTTTGTTTGCGTTTGATGTACCTCTTAGTGTAAGTGTTCCGTCTAAAAGTGTACTACCATTTATTACTGCAACAGTAGGCGTAGTTAATGACGGAGAATTAGAAAATACTAACGCACCGCTGCCTGTTTCATCTGATATAATTCCTGCTAGTTGAGAACTTGTAGTTGCAGCAAACTGACTTAAATTTCCTGTTGTTGCTAAAGTTCCGCTTGTTGGCAATGTAACACTAGTATTTCCTGTTGTTGTTAATCCAAGTGTATGTGATCCAGTGTGTGTAAAATTGCCACCTAGTGTAAGAGTTTTTGTTCCGTTGTTTACACCAGTGCCGCCGTATGTTGGAGATATAACTGTACCTTGCCATACGCCTGTGCCAATAGTTCCAACTGTTGTTAAACTAGAACTTGTTACGCCGCTTCCTAGTGTAGTACCGTTTAATACTTCGGTGCCGTTAACCTTGTAAACTTTTCCTGAAGCAACATTAAGGTCTTCGCTCGATGTCCACGCATTCGAAGCACTAGTCCAAATAATTGTTTTATCCGAGGCGCCCTTGAGTGTAATACCACCGCCGCTTGCTGTAGTATCAGTTGGAGTAGCAACACTACCTAATTCAATATTTTTATCGTCTACGGTAACTGTTGTTGAGTTTACTGTAGTTGTTGTGCCATTTACTGTTAAGTTTCCAGCAACAGTAAGGTTATCATCAACTTCAACAGTGCCACCTGTACTATCAAGTATTAGGTTACCTGAACTTGTATCGATTTCGTTTACTGCTGTAACACCAACTCTTATGTTATCTAAGTTTGCTCCTGCAAATGTAGGAGTTGCGCCTGTGTGTATGTCTTGTGGTAAGTTTAAAGTTACCGCTGCACTTTCTGAGCCACTTCCGGTAACAGTAATTCTATTAGCAGTTCCGGTAATAGTAGCAATATAATTGCCAGTTGTATCTGTTCCAAGTGCAACACTATTTGCAGCAATAGTTGCCGCTAAACTGAGATTTCCAAAGTTACTAATAGTGCCTGTTCCAGTTACATCCCCAGTTAACTCAACTGATTGAGTAAATCCGCTAAATTGTGGATTGTTAAATGTTTTGTTAGATAGTGTTTGTGTACTATCTAAGTCAACCATTGTTTTACGACCGGTACCTGTACCTACAGTAAGTAAGTCATCATCATTATCCCATACAATACTACCTTCGTCTGCTTGTGCAGGAGAAGCAGTATTTGGTAATATAATTACGCCACCGCCAGCATTAATAGTTGGATCTGTAATAGTTTTATTTGTTAGGGTCTCTACACCATTTGTAGTACTAAATGCGCCGTCACTAACTGCTGCGTTAAATTGTGCTGCTGTACCTGTTAGTGTATTGTTTGCAAGATCAAATGTTTTATTAGTTAAGGTATCAGTTGTTGCTCTACCTACAAGCGTATCTGTAGCACTAGGAAGTGTCAGTGTTCCGCTTGCTGATGCCTGAGCTTGTACAGTGGTTGATCCGCTTGTTGATCCGTGGAATGCAGCATTTGCAAAAAAGATATCGCCAGTTGCATCACGAACAACAACAGTGTCTGTAGAATTGTCAACGTTTGCTTGGAAACCATCTAACAAGTCTGCGTTAAGATTTGAAACAACAGTTGTCGAAGTTACAGTTAAAGGTGCTGTACCGTCAGCAACATCTGATATTAATATACTACCTGTAACTGTGCTAGTAACATCTAACGTTCCTGCAATAGTAGTATTACCACTTGAACCTACAACATTAAACTTATCTGTGTTAACGTTTAAATTTCCAGTAAGATTTGTTATACCGCCTACGTCTAAATCGTAGTTTACATCAACTGTAGCATTTCTTAAATTTAGTGTACCTGAATTGTCTACACCAACTGTAATTGAGGAACCTGTTGGGGCTAAAGAAACTGTTGTTTGACCGCTAAACAGTGTATCTGCTGATAATACTTCGTTAGTAGCAACTTTATATACTTTTGTATTTGCTAAATCTAAATGCTCGGAGCTAGTCCAGCTGTCTGTAGCATCAACCCATACTAAAGTTTTATCTGTTGTACCTTTAAGAGTAATACCACCTAAATTAGCACTAGCATCTGTAGGCGATGCTGCTGCACCTAATACAATATTAATATCATCAACTGTCATTTCAGTTGAATTAATTGTAGTAGTTGTACCATTAACTGTTAAATTACCGTTAACTGTTAAGTCACCGCTAATACCGTTAACTGAAAATCCACTACCTACACTAAATGTTCCACCGATGTTTAAGTTTTCACTTATGCCGACGCCCCCGTCAACAATTATCGATCCTGTTGTAGTATTAGTGGAGCCTACACCCCCGGTAATTTCTAATGTATTACCTGTTACATCAAGTGTGTCGTTAACGAATCCTTGTCCGTTAACGCGGATACCTTCTTTAACCTTAAATGTCATTTGTTCCTCGTCCCATTCTTAACTCAGAGGAGCAAACCACATGCTCATATTTAAATTATGCGTCTAAATTTGAACACATAGTCCGCTGCTCCAGTATTTATCGTATTTCCTGCTAGTTGAAGTTTTAGGTTATCTGGGTTACTTGATGTACGTAATAGTCTTACATAAAGTGCGCCATTGCCTACAGAGCTTCCTGCTCTGTTTAGTACGATTTCATCGTATGTTGTTTCACTAGTTGTGCTTGCGTACCAACTCATTACACCACTGTAATAAACATCAGTATGTCCGCCGCCTACACCAACATCGTTAGCATAAACTTGTACATAGTAGCTACCTGTTGCTAGATCAGCACCATTAATGCCAGTATCCTGCCAAGTCTGTGACAATGTTAAGTTAACAGTTGTTGTAGTTAACTGGTCAATGTCTGTACCACTGGTCATTGTTAGACCAGTGTGTTCAACATTTCCAGTAAAGGTAGCAGTTGTACCGTCTATTGCATCATTAAAGGTTGTAGTACCATCAGTATTAATAGTAATGCCACCTGTAGCACTATTGTTAGAACGTAAACGAAGTTCCCCTCCTTCAGATGTTAATGTTGCATTGCCTCCGCTAGCATTTACCTTTAGTCTAGTGCCTGCGGCGCCTACTAGTAATACATCACCTCCTGCACCTGTGCCAATACTTGCAGCACTTGCTACATTAAGAGCACCATTAATTCCTACACCACCGTCTACTGTTAGAGCACCTGTATCTGCATCAGTACTTGCAGTAGTATCTGTAATTGTTACAACATCGTTTGCAGTTAGTGTAGTAAATGCACCTGTGCTTCTTGTAGTAGCACCAATTGCCATATTGTCAATTGCACCTGCTGTAGCAGGATTAATTGTCACTGTACCAGTACTTGTCGGACTTAGATTAATAGTTTGTGTGCCTGTAGCACTTACATTACCTGCTAATACAGTTGACTTAGTAGCTGCGCCAAGTGTTAGTGTACCACCCGGTGCAATAGTTACTGTACCAGTTCCGGTTGGGCTAATTTGTACAGTTGTGCTTGTACCATTAAATGTTACTGCACCGCTAGCAGTAAGTGTTGTAAATGCACCTGTACTTGCTGTGTTTGCGCCAATTGCTGTTCCGTCGATGCTTCCTGCAAATATTGCGCCTGCAACACCTAGGCCGCCTGCAACTTTTAGAGCACCTGTTGTAGTGCTAGTTGAAGCAGTAGTATCATTTACGCTTGTTGCGCCTGATACTGTTAGTGTTCCGCCTAGTGTTAAACTTGTGCTCCACGCTGGAACTGTACCATTGCTTGTTAATACACTGTTAGCAGCACCAATATTTAATTGTGTTAAACTGTTGTTGCTACCACTGATTATCAAATCACCTTGTGTATATGTTGTTAAGCCAGTACCACCTTTGGTAACACCTAGTGTACCTACTAAGTTGGCAGGATCAGTAAAGTATGCACTGTCTAAGCCGTCAATTGTGCCTGCGTCAATTGAGCCTGCTATAATAGTTACTTGACCTGATCCGTCGTCTGCAACATCAAAGTATGTTTTGTCAAATGCTGCTGTACCTCTGTTTGTATAACTAGGTGTTCCTAGATCTCCTTCTACAGGATCAACATCAATTGTTAAACTGTTGTAGTAGTAATCTACACTTGAATCTGTATAGAAATCTCCTGCTACTGTAATAGGCGAGCTTGCACTTGCTGGTCTAATATTTTGTACTGCTTCTGCCCAAGCACTGTCTCCTCTTAGGAAAGTTTTGTCACTTGCACTGCCTGTGGCAGCAAGTCTACTTGGACTCATTACACCACTAACAATGTTTGAAGCATCAAATGTTGCTTGTGCAATTCTACCCCAGTTGTTTTCAACTGTAGAAGAAGTGTTAGTTGTGTCTACAATACTTACGTTTTGAATATTAAGTGTTGCACTGCCAGTACCTGTTGTACCGAAACTAATTGCTCCAACAGTTGTACCACTAACACTAGCAACAGCATCTGTTCTGTTGTTGTGTAGTGTAAATGAGTTAGTAGTAATACTACCTACATAGTAGTAACCGTTATCCTCTAGTCCATCTGGTGGAGTAGTTGCTGCATAACGAATAACTTCGCCAGTTGCAAATCCGTGTGCTGCAACATAGAAAGTACCAGTATTAACGTTTACAGCATACCTAATAAAATTGTGTGTTCCAGTTTGCGAACTACCTAACAATACTTTTGAACCACTTGTAAATGCATAGTTGTTGTAGATTTCAAAATTGTCTGAGTCGATAACTTTGACCCAATATGTTTTTTGGTTTACAAGGTTACCGATATTCAAGTTACCGTTGTTGTCGTATTCTACTGCTTCACCGTCTGTAAATCCGTGTGCAGCAATGTTGAATGTGCTATTGGTATAATCAACATCGCCTCCTAATGACTGGTCTTGACCGTCAAAGGCAAAAGTTGTAGTTGCTGCTTGATCAGCAATACTTACGCTAGTTGCATTTGCATCTTCAATATATTCTGGAGATGTTGCAGTAGCAGCAAACTTAATAAAGTTACCGGTTAAGTTTACAAACAAACGTGTGTCTGCACGTAATACTTCTATATCAAACGCGGTAGTTACTGTTCCTCCGATGTCTGCTTCGGCTGCACTTAAAACATCTCCTACTAGATATCCTGAGCCACCTGCAATAAGTTCAACGTTTGTTACGCTTCCGCTGTTTACAGTAATGTTTGCTCTTGCACCTGTTCCTGTACCACCTGTTAGTGCAACATCATTGTAAGTTAATTCTGCACCTGCTGGAGTATAACCTGTACCACCGTCTAATGTAGTTGCGTCTAAACTGTATGCAACACCGTATACTGGACCGCTTGCAATAGTACCTTGTGCTCCTGAGTTAGCACCTGTGATTGATGTAACTCCTGAGAAGTCATATGTTGTACCGTATGATAATACTAAGAACTGACTAGTTGTATCAGTTTTTAGATAGTAGTTGTCAACAATAGTGTTTGTGCTTACAGTTGTTGGAACACTGTTAGCACCTAGTGCGCCACTAGTTGATCCAGTTAGTTCATTAGTTGTATCAAATGTGCCAGTTAATGGCTCAATTAATTTAATAACATTTTCTGTTTGGCTTTCTTTAACTACACCTGTTGCACCACTAGTTGCCTGTGTAATAGTTTCACCTGCTACAACAGTTACGTTTCCTGTAAGCTCAAGTTGTGTTTCTTCATAACTTTCAGATGCGTTATCACCTGAAATTACGTTAATTGGAGGAATTTGTGTAGCAAGATTTAATCTTTCTCCGTATCCTTCAACATTGTATGTTGTAACACCACGTGCAGGTGGTAGCAAGTCTTGGTTGATCTGACCCGATGAGTTAAGTTGTACAAGCGCACCAGGTACAGCATTTGAACTTGCTTGTTTGTCAAGTACGTTACCAAGTCTGTTTGCAATAAATGTTCTTACTGCACGTTGAGTTGATACCCTTGCGTTAGATGCGCCACCAGGTTCGTTGTCGCCTAAACCTGTGTCAGTTGAGAATTCTGTAACTTCAATATCTGACAAACTAAGTTTTAGAACTGTAAGTTCGCCTACCGACACCTGCGTTCTAAACAAAATGTTACCAGTTTTGTTTTCAGCAGTAATAAAGTCACCAACTTTAAAGTCACCTAGTTCGTTAGTACCTGAACTGTAAACACGACCTGGTAGTTCTGAATATTGCTCGTATACGCCGCCTCTTCCTAAGCCGCCGTTCTGTGGTAGTGCGTTATAGTCTGTACCTGCACCTGCAAATTCCCAGGTATGTGCAGATGAGTTAACAATACTAGGTCTGTGTAGTTTAATTCTTTCACCAAGTGCATTATTAGCACTTTGTAGTGTATTGTTTGTTACTGTTGATAGTAATCTAAACGAAGTTGTAAAGTACGTGTTAGCTGCTACAGCAGTAGCAGAAGTAACGCTGATGTTTACAGCATTTCCTGCAATAGACTGTATTACACTGGTAGCGTCAAGTAGAATTTTTTGTGGCTGCTCGTTGATTGTACTAAATTCGTTTGATATAATTAACGTTTGAGTGTTTGAATCATAACTGAATACATATGCTGTACTTTCAAATCCACTTGTATCTGCAAGTATTTGATCACCTGGGTTGATTGTGTAAGACCCTGCAGGCAATATTACTGTTTGATAATCATCATGTGTTTCTAAAATATTTTCAACAAAGAATTCTTCAACATTTGCAAAGAACTTGTGTGTTCCAGTTCCTGCTGCAATAATGTCTACAGGATACTGTAATCCGTCATCATTAAATAGCAAGAATGCACTAGTTGACACAACTTGTACATAATAGGTTGCTTGATCAATTAACCCTAGTATAGGTGTGTTACCGTTTGCATCATATGTAACTTTTTCTCCGTTTGAAAAACCGTGTCCTGCAATTAAAAATTGTTCTGTTGACGTGTTTAAATCAGTTGATGCATCAAAACTTACTTCCGATGTTGCTTGTTTAAAGTTTGGTGTAATGTTAGCGTCGGTTGCTTCGTCGTGTAATTGTATTACATATTGTGATATTGGTTCACGTCTAGTACCGATAGTAGTAAATGTTTGTATACCGTCACTAGTACCTGTCGCAGCAACAATACCTCGGTCAAATTCAAAACTGCCTGCGCTATACCCGCTCGATCTTAGAGCATATATACCAAAGTTTGTTGCTGAGTTTGTAATAGATAGATAACCGCCTGATTGAGTCCAAGATCCGTTTAGACAGAAAATTTGGAAACAGCTAACAATCTGTGCATAACCGTCATTACTTACAACCCATCCTGTGCCTCCAAAACTGATCATTGTAAATGCGTTGGCAATCATTGATTTACCTTGCTCTGGTATGTCTCCGACTACAGGGTTTTCTGCTTCAATTGAGTTAACCGGTGTGTTAGGAGTTACAACTTTAGAACCATCAACTAGAACACCGTTACCACCTAAGAACGAAATAATCGAACAGTTTTGTACATACGGGGATAGTGTAATAGTTGGTTTATCGTTGCTAATACCAAAATAACCAATACGATCAACACTTGTATCTGTCGGATCATCAAATGCAACAGCCCAGTTAAATGTGTAACTAGGAACATCGCTTGCATCTAATCCGTCACGGAATGTAATACCTGCCATATATGCACCATTACGTACACGGAACATATCTTTGTTAGCATTTAGTGGACGAATAACAACAGCACGGATACCATCGCCTACAATACTTACTTTGTCTGGAATAATAATTGGGTTATCAACATAAAAGTCGCCGCCGGATACAATAATAGTAATTGGAATAGTATAAAATGCTGCTTCTACTACTGTCGGACTAGTTCCAGTGTCAAGAATATCATATACTGTATTAAACAAGTTTGTAACTGTAGTTACTGCGCCAGCGCCGGTTGCTTGTGGCCAAGCTACAGGATCAATTAAATTTTGATATTGTGCAGCAAGTGTGTCATTTTGTATAAGTGCTAGTGCAAGATCTCTAGCAAATGCAATAGCATAAAGTGTTTCTTCTTTTTGGTTGTTGATTACTTCAGTTACGCTTAGATAACTTTCCCCTGCGGCAACTGCTTTATTGTTGCCGCCTAGTATTAAGTTGTAGACAACAGCATCAATAATTAATCCAACATCACGCTCACAAGTTGCACTGTTGTATGTAAATCCGTTGTAAGTGTTAGTAATATAAGTTGTAGTATCTGACTGGATAGTTGATTTTGCTGTTTGCAATGCTGTAAAACTACTTGCTAGTGTTTCGCCTGATACAACAGGATTTGTTACACTTGGAAGGCCTGTTAAATCTCCAGCAGTGATTACATCTTCAATAATTTGTACAAGACCGTCAGCAGTAGTAGCTTCTGTAGCAGTTGCAGCAGTACCAGTAACGTCTTGTGTTTCTGTAGAGTTTAGCGGTGTCCAGCTTGTGTTTTCTGTAATTACATAACCAACAATAGTTGCAAGATAGTCATATGCTGCTGCTGTAGCAGTTGCTTGTCCGGCACCTAACTGGCTTGCTGCACCAACAAAGTATGATTCAGCTACACGTACACTTGCGCTGTTACCGCCATACATAATGTCGTAACATAATGCATCTACAATATATCCTACGTCTCTAGCGCATTTCACACTATCGTAAGTTAAATCAGGATAGTTAGCAGCGATATAAGCAATAACTTCTGCTTTTAAGAAATCTCTGTTCGCTTGTAACTGGTCTTTAGCATTTTCTTCGTCAGTACTAGTAGTTGTTGCTGCTGGAAAAGTTAGTGCATCTGCAACACCGTCGCCTGGATCTGCTACACTTGTAGTTCCATTTTGTAGGATATCAAGTACTTCGTCAAATGCTGCATCACTTGCTGTTTGTGCTGGTACACTTCCTGCTAGTGCAGTGTTTGCTTCACCTTTTGCAAATGTAATTGCACCTACTGTTTGGATATTTTGGTATGCTTGTAGATAGTTAGAGTTTGCTCTTGTATAAGCGATACCGTTATAAACTGCATTATAGTTTGTACCTAGTGCAAGGTCATAACTTGCTGCATCAACAATATAGCCAATGTCTCTTTCACATTTTGCACTGTCATAGTAACTATCAAAATCAACAAAGTTACGTTCAATAAATCCAATAGTTTCTTTTTGGATATAAGTTCTATTATCTTCTAACAAACGTTGAGCATTGTAAGCAGCAACACCCGGGTCAACATCAGGCTTGTGTCCTAAACTTGCTGCAAGTTGTGCAGCACGTTTGATTGTTTTAACAGGAAGTGTTCTACCGTCATTTACGTCATTACCGTACTCGTCTGAAACATAAATTCTGTTACCGCCGAACAGGTCTGTACGACTCCATTCAGCATTACCTTTGCCATCTAAACTTAGTACACCTGGATTAGGTGGCTGGTTACTAGGAAGTTTTACAACATAACTATAGTCTACTGTGTCAGGAGCTTGGAAGGCAACATATTTGTCATTGTCAGCATCGTTAAAGAACAGTGTTTCTTTGCTGTTAACAGTAATTGGACCGTCTACTGTTACACCGTCTGCACTAATTTGCAGTTTTTGTGTTCCGTCAACATTTGCAGTAATAGTTCCTGTGCCTGTATCCGAAGTTACAACACTAGTATCCTGATCAAATATTTGTTTAGTAGTATCGACAACAGTATTATCATCCTTTTTAAGGAATATTTTACCATCGTTAGTATTAATTGCTAATTCACCTGCTACAAGATCCGCTGCTTGTGGTTGTCTGTTAGCTACTGAACTTCTTTTGTGTACAATTTTTGTTGACATTTATTGCTTCCTAAGTAATTTTATATATTTATTTTAAAATGTGCCGCCATCTATAACATCGGTCCAAACCGGCACGCCGCTGCCATCTACAGTTAAAATTTCGTTTGATGTTGATGCATCACTTGTTCCTGCTGCGGCAGTAACACCAAACGCACTAGTTCCGTTTCCATATACTATTCCATTTGCAGTAGCAGTTGTTATTCCTGTACCTCCATTTGGAACAGTTAGTGTTGTATTAAATGTAACATCACCGTCTACAGTAAGTGTTCCAGTGATATCTGCATTTGTTCCAACATTTAAGTTTTCACTAATACCAACACCGCCTGTTACAACCACTGTACCTGTTGTACTATCTGTGCTTGATGTGCCAGCAGTAAATGTAGTTGCACCGTTTGATGTAAGTGTTGTAAATGCACCACTGCCTCTTGTTGTAGAACCAATGTCAACATTATCCATAGTACCTGTATCAACAGGGGTAATTTCTAGTGTTTTACCTGTAGCAGGAGTAATTTGAACATCGCCTAGTGCAGTAAGTCCACTAGCAATTGTTGCAGTATCAGAAATTAAGTTACCACGGAAGTTAGTTGCTTGCATATCGCCTGCTGTTCCGCTTATAACTTCTCCTGTAATTGTTGCATCAGGAACAAATGTAAAGTATCCAGTTGAATCATCAAAACCAAAGAAACCGTTTAAAGATTCAATGCCATCGTTCCATTTAAATGCAATACCTCTGTCTTTGTTATCATCTGTACTTGCTGCACCACCATCTGCTTCGCCACCTAATGTCATTATAGGATCAAGTATTTCGGTAACAGTTGAGTTTACATATGTTGTTGTACCATTGACTGTAAGATCGCCTGCAACAGTTAAGTTGTCATCAATCTCAACAGTTCCGCCTGCACTGTCAAGTACAAGATTACCAGCAGTTGTATCTATTTCGTTTACTGCTGTTATACCTACTTGTATTTGGTTAAGTGTAGCACTACCAAATGTAGGACTAGATGTTAGTGCAATATCTTGCGGTAATGCAAGTGTAACTGCTGCTGTTTCAGATCCACTTCCTGTTACACTAATTTGGTTTGCAGTACCAGTAATAGTAGCAATATAATTACCAGTTGTGTCAGTACCCAGTGCAACACTATTAGGTTGTATTGTTGCACTTAAAGTTCCGCTACCTAAGTCAGTAAGTGTTACACTACCACTTAAATCACCACCAAGTGTAATAGTTGGGCTAACGCCTGTAATTGTTGGACTTGTTAGTGTTTTGTTTGTTAGTGTTTGTGTGCTATCTAAATCAACTAGTGTTTTACGTCCTGATCCTGTACCAATTGTTAGTAAGAAGTTGTCATTGTCCCAAACAACACTACCATTACTTGTTTGTCCTGGAACTGCTGTGTTAGGTAATACAATAACACCTGTTCCTGCATTGATTGTAGGATTAGTAATAGTTTTGTTTGTAAGGTCTTCGGTACCAGCAAGTGTAGCAAAATCACCGTCACTTAGTGCAGTATTAAATTGTGCAGTTGTACCAGTTAGTGTATTATCTGTAAGATTAAAAGTTTTGTTAGATAATGTTTCTGTGCCTGCTATTGTTGCAAAATCTGCATCACTTAGTGCAGTATTAAATTGTGCAATAGTTCCTGTTAGAGTATTATTTGCTAGATTAATAGTTTTATTGCTGAACGAATCAGTAGTAGTTTTACCTACAAGTGTATCAGTTACGCTAGGAAGTGTTAGTGTTCCACTTGCATTATTTTCAGCTTGAACTATTGTAGTTCCTGAGCTCGATCCGCTTACTGTTAAACTAGTAAGATTAATATTATTATTAGCGTCTCTTACAACAATTGTACTTGCAGTATTTGCAGTTCCTGCATCAAAGCCGTCAACTTGATCAGCATTTAAATTATCAACAAGTGTAGTTGATGCAATTACAAGCGGAGCAGTACCTGTTGAAACCGTTGAAGTAATCTGTCCGCTAAATGATCCAGTTGTTGTCTCTAATGATCCAAGTGTAACGGCACCAGTTACATCAAGTGTACCTTCTACTGTTGTATTACCGTTAGAGCTATCAACTTGGAATACTGTTGTTGTTCCGTCATTAACTGTTAAGAATTGCGTTCCAGTTCCGTCGCCTTCAACTAACAATCCTCCTTCAGCTGTAAACAATCCTGTTACACTATTTTCACCGTCATATACAGTAGTACCATTAACTGTTAGTGTTCCTGCAACTACAGTATTTCCTGTTGCAGCATCAACTGTAAATTTATCTGTATTAACTGCAAAATTTCCAGTAACATCTAATGTTCCACCAATTGTAGCATTATTTTCAATATCTACAGTAGCATTTCTTAAACTTAGCGTACCTGAATTATCTGCACCAACAACTAGTGTGTCTGCTGCGCCTGCTACTGTAGCGTTTGTAGCACTTCCAAGTAATGCTGATGCAGTTAAAACATCTACTCCAGCAATTTTATATGTTTTTGAATTTGCTAGATCAAAGTTTTCGCTCGAAGTCCAACTAGTTGTAGTTGTACTCCATGCTAGTGTTTTATCTGTAGTGCCTTTAAGTGTAATGCCGCCGCCGTCGGCTGTAACATTACTCGGACTTGCAGTGTCGCCTAATATTATATTAATATCATCAACACTTACTGCGGTTGAATTTACAGTTGTAGTTGTTCCGTTAACTGTTAAGTCTCCGGTAACAACTAAATCAGCACCTAAACTAGTATTTCCAGTAATGTTAAGCTCACCGCCAACATATAAGTTTTCTCCTATGCCAACTCCGCCTGATACAATTAGAGCACCAGTTGAAGAGCTAGTAGAACCTGTTGTACTTTTAACATTAACAGAAGTAACAGTACTTTCTATATCAAGTGCAGAAGTAGTTAATAACATCTGTAGTGTGTTGTCAGTATAGAAACGTAGCGTATCGTCACTGTCGCCTGGATTTAGTTCTGCACTAATATATGTTAAGCCGTCTACACTTTTTACACCACCTAAACTACTCCAAACAGTACCTTGATAACCTTCAAACGATCCGCTTGCTGTATTAAATCTAATTTGTCCAGTTTCTGCACTAAAGTTAGATTTATCAAGTTCGCTACCGACAGGAACAGTTAATGCCGTAGTACTTACAATTTGTACTTGTCCAGTAAGTACTGTGCCTCCAGTAACTGAGAACGTTGTACCGTCAAATGTAAAGTTTGCATCATCTTGTAATTCACCACTTGCTCCAGCAAGCACAATTCTTCCGTTTGTTAAATCTGTAACACTTGCAGTTGATAGTGTTGTTGCGCCAGTTACATCAAGATCTCCAGCAACATCTAAACTATTGTTAATAAATGTAGTTCCTGCTGCTGAACCAATCTGAACGTTAGTTGCTGCACCACCAAAATTAATTGTTGTTGCAGTATCGTCAACAAGATTAAATGTTGCTTTGTCTGTTGTAATTTCTGTTTGGTCGCCAAATCCACCTACAAACTGGAAGTTACCTTGGTTAAAACTAATTTGACCATCGCCTAAGTCGATGGTTGCACCACTTAGATATAATGTATTAAATCTGTTTGTTGGACTACCTAAATCATATGTTTCAGTAACATCAGGTAGAACGTGACTTTTAACTGTTGTTAAACCGTCGATTGTTAAGTTATTGCGTATGGTTGTTGTGCCGTCAAATGTTCCAGGAACAGTTTGTGTATTACTACCAATATTAACATCATCAGTAGTAGTCATTAAGTTCGATGTAGAAGAAGCAGATGTAATATTTCCTGAACTTACAGTTAAGTCTCCAGTAATATTTGTTGTTGCTTCTAAATCAATTTCACCTGTACCTACTGTACTAACTCTTAAGTCGGTATCAGCTGTAGTAGTTGTAATTTGGTTTGTTACAAATTGTATTTCTGCACTAGATGCAATACCGTCGCCTGTTAGAACAAAGTTATTTCCGTCTGCCGTAGTGATCGTAACACTAGTTCCATCTGAACTAATAGTTGCATCGCCTAAGAAAATCGAATTACCTGCTAAGTACAGATCGTTCCATTTAAATGTCGCACTACCTAAGTCGTATGTTACATCTGTATCTGGAATAAGACTCGATGTAACATTAGTTGTACCAAAATTATCAACAGTAATATCACCGCCTGTAATGTTTACTGAGTCAGCCGGTTGTCTACCTAAGTCTGAAGTAATAAGTTTCCAAAAGTTTGTATCAGTTGGGAGATTGCCTGTAGTTGTTGTTTCAGCAAGATACAAACCACCTTGATATTCAATTATTTGACCATCTAAGTAAGTTTCAGCATTATCATAAACACCGCCAATTGTAATACTGCCAGCTAATAATGTAACTTTGTCTAAATTATCATTAAAGTCTGTACCAGAAGTGTGTGTCGTACTAACAATATAAGCAGCACCTGAATCATTTTGAATCAAATCGTTTTCGTTATAAATTGTATTAGGTGTCCAATACCCTTTATATTTGATCGGGGTTGTTAATAGAACATCGCGAAAGATTTCTTCAATTGATCCTAGTGGTCCTCTTCCAATATATCCGCTACTCATTTTATGTTATCTCCAGTACACTTATTATTCCATCAATTGCATTGGCAGTATTTGCATTGATTAAAATTCTATTGTTAGCATTTAATGCTAGTTTTTGATCTCCACCTATTGCAGCTAACGAATTTCCTGAAGGTATAACTGCTTCCTTTACAACAAAAAATGCTTGCGAAAGATCGTCTTCAAATATAATATCACAAGTAACTGTTTCTTGTGTTATATTTGCGATGTTAATTCCAATTACAGTAGCTTTTTTTCCAGCACCAGTGCTATATAATTCTGTTGGTGTTGCTCCTACTGATGTAATTGCGTTATTATTAAATGTATTTGCCATCGTATTATCCTAGTGCTATTGCAAATGCTATTGCGTCATCTTCAGTTGCTAATGACACCCAGGCTCCATCTGCATTAAAATTTTCAACTCTTGTACTTGTAGTGTTGTATCGAATTTGTCCTTCTTCTGCAACACTTGGTCTTGTACTATCATCACCGACCGGTAATTTTACAGCTGATGCTGTATCAATTGTTAGCGTTCCTGTACCGTTAGGGCTTATTGTTATTCCAGTATCAGTGACAACATTTTCAATAGTGTCTCCACTAACTTTAATGTTTCCGCCTTGTAATTCTACAGTGCTTAAACTATTACCGTAAATGTTGTTCCATCTTTGAGATTGACTTCCTAAGTCATAAGTGATATCAACATCCGGAATTAAGCTACTTTCAAAATCAGCAGTAACAGTAATTGAATCTGTATCTGCATCGCCTATAGTAATGTTGCCGCCTAGTGTTAAGTTACCGGTAATTTCAGCATTACCAGTTACTGTAAGTAGCGTACCGTCAAATGTTAAGTTAGCACTATCTTCAATAGCACCGCTTGTTCCTGCAAGAACAACACGACCTGCTGTTAAGTCACTAACTGTTGCACTTGCTAACGTCGACTCTCCAGTTACGCCTAAAGTTCCTTCAACATCGGTATTACCAGTAGCAACATCAACAGTAAATTCTGCTGCGGCACCTATATTAAATGTTGTACCGTCAAATGTAAAGTTAGCATCATCTTCAACTTCGCCGTCAACACCTACAATTACTATTCTATTGTTTGTTAAATCAGTAACTTTTAAACTACCAATTTCTGCTGTATTTGCAACAATGTTATCTGTACTAACGCTAGAACTATTACTACCAAACGGACCAATATATCTAGCACCGACTATGTATATTACATTTCCGCTAATACCACTAGGTAGATTTGTACCTATAAAATGTAATACACCTGATTGGTAGTCAAAAAACCATTCGTCGTCGTTGCCACTGCCAGCTGCAAATATCTGTGTACCAGTACTTTGAGGTGCTGCTACACTTGCACTATCAATGTAAACTTTAACTTGATATGTTGAACCAAATTCTGGTGGTATCCAGTCTGTTATACCTGTAGTCCACGTTCTATTTGGTGTTGATGTTAAATCAGCACTACACTCTATAGTTGCACTTCCGTTTCCGCTATCGTCATAAATTTCTACTACTGCTGTGCTTGCATTAGGTATAGTAGAAGGTATTAAATTAGAGTCTGCCCAAAGTTTATCGCCACGCAATAGTAACGGACTTGCTATACTTTCGTTAGTAGCAGCCTTAACACTATTAATATCTGTTTTAGTTACGCCGTAACCTAACTTTTTCCAGAGGTAATCAAGTTTTTGTGTGTCATTAATTGCCATATCTACCCCTTATGTAATACTCAGCGATGTTACTTGCTGCCCTGTTGTTAATGCTATTCTTACTAATGCAACATTACCTGTAGCATTTGTTAAGTTTTCTGTACCTAATGTCATTGTATATCCACCACTTAATGATACACCGGAATTAATTATATCACCACCTGTGCTTGCACAACCATTTGATCCGTTACCGCCATTTCCGATATCCGCTCCTGGTACACCCGAACCTGCATATTGTGCTGAACAATCTAACCAACCGTTAATTGTACTTGCACTGTCGATAGCAGTACCTGGTGCAGCAATAAACACTCCTGCAACTCCTGTTGAACTTGTTATGTTAATTGTAAAGTTACTAACAACAGTTCGGCGGAATGCAAATGTAAAATATTGTGTTCCTGTATCTGCACTGCGATCAGGTCCTATTGGCAGGTATCCTGTGCTATAATCATCAACATTATGCTCTAATACGCCATATCTAATAGTTGCTTCTTGTGTTCCTGCAACTCCAGGATCTGCTATTTCGCTGTAAACATTATTTGTATAATAGTTTGTAGCACCACTAAACACTGGAGTATCTGTAGTTGCTGCATTAAGATCAAATATTCTTAGCCCGTCATCTGTAAATGTTGAACCTAAACTGTTGCTAACATCGATTGCTATTTCACTAATACCACTTTGTGCTGCACTGTGTATTTGTACAATTTCAGGAAGTGTAACAATGTTACTCCATCCTTCAACGTTTTGTACTCTATAACGTAACTGCTCAGACACTCTTGCATTACTTGCATTAATATCAACAGTTAAATCGCCAAATGTATATGCTGTAGGAATGCCTGTATTTGCTAGCGGAATTCCTCCAGATAGCATTGATACTGTACCGTCGATAGAAGTATAATTATAATTCTGTTCTATTATTCCGCTGCCGCTACCTTCAGAATCGGCGCCGCTTGTTACTTCAATAATATCTGTAACATCTGCATAAGTTTGCCCTATTAGGTTTTGTGCTGTTGCGCCTGATAGTGTTAATTGTCCTGATGTATTATAGTGAGGTATACCACTTACATATCTATATGTTCCTGATGTAGCTTCTGATAAAGAACCTCCACTTGCAGTAGCAACTGTAGTAAGGTCATCTTTTACAAAAACTACTCCGTTAGTAGATCCTGTTGTGCTATGTGTTAATTTATACTCGTGTACACCAGCTTGTAACGTATTTGCTAGTGCAGAAACTCTGGCTTTAAATCCTTTGTAAAGTCCTGGATGGTATATGCTTGAATTAAAACTAACAGAACTACCTGATGCATTTAATAAGTTATAATCTGATTCTTCTGTTACTACTAAACTTGTGTATGTTCCAGAATTATCTGTATTATCAAATGTTACTATGCCATCTGCACTACCATTAATTTCTGCAGATAATGTACCGTTGTCTGCATCGTATGCAAAAGTAGTAATTGTACTCGAATCAACTGTTCCTACTGTTGAATCAATTCTTGGAATAGAATCACCTGCAACATATCCAGCAACTCCTGCATTATCAGTAAAGTTTGCTGCAATTCTAGGTGACGTTCCTGTGCCTGCTGGTGGATTAATAGTTTTAGTGCTTAGTCCGTTTGGTGCAGCAATATTTGGATCATAAACTTTTAAATTTAGTGTTGTTGAATCTGGAATTACTGCCGGATTAGCTGTTGTATGACTGTCAAGTGTTAGTGTTACAGTATCTACACTTGTACCAGTGTTTGTGCCTGCTTGCCATGTATGTTGTAATCTTGCTCCGCTAACGCCGCCTGCTGCTGTATCGTCAGCAACAGTATCATTTGTGCTACCATCTCCCCAGTTTACTTCGTATGTAACATCTGCCATTAGCGTGTTAGAAGTTGTGTTTTCTAAATATAAACTGTTACCTTCAATTACGTATAAGTTGTTGCCAGTAAGTGCTGCGCCGCCTGTGGCAACATCATACAAACTAAATGCTGCTACTGGATCTGCTGTATAGATAATAATATAATCTACATTAGTTGCACTTGCTTCGCTACCTGCACTTCCTGATATTGCACCATTATTGTATGCACGAACTGTAACAGTGTACGGACTATTAGTATTGTCTGTGTAAGTATGGCTTGGAGTACTGTCTGTAGTTCCGTTAGTATTGTTGCCATCACCCCAATCAATGTCATATCTATTTGCATTACCAACAACATTTAAATTAAGAGTAACTGTTGTGCCTTCGCCTCCTGATGTTGGAGAGCCTGTAAACGTTACACTTCTTACAAATGTGTTTCTTCTTACATTTTCTAAAGATTCATTTAGTTCGTCTAGTACGTCTGCAATTCTATCTGCATCTGTAAATCCTAAGTATGCTCCGTCACTCCAAGTTCCGTCAGTTGGTGTACCTGCGGTATCTGCATATGTTTTAGTTACTAAATCTTGATCTGCAATAGGAGTATATCCTGCTGCGGCTGTAATTTGTCCATTACTGTCAATTTCTAATCGATTAGTTGCAACAGTATAAAATCTTAAAGTATCGTCGTCTACTGTTTCTTCAGCTTCAATGTAAGTGTCTTGATCTGTGTCTTTGACACCACCTAAGCTACTCCATGCTGCGCCGTCATAACCTTCAAATGCAGTATCAGTAGTATTAAAACGTATCTGTCCTTGTACAGGTGTGCCAGGTTGTTCTCCAGTTGTACCTACTGGTATTTTTAATGCACCAGTTGCATCAATGTCAACAATTTCGTCAAAAGGATCGATAATAATGTTACCAGACAAACTTTCAATAGTATTGCCACTAATTCTAATGTTTCCAGTTTCAACTTTGGTAGGATCAACAATAGTAGTGTTGTTTCCATCTGTAAAATTAATACCTGTTAAACTTGTAACATCAAATTGTCCGCCACTGAATGTAACTGCACCAGTGTCTTGATCAACTAGGAATAAATCACCTATTCTATAATCGCCGTATTGGTCTGTAGCACTATAAAATACTCTACCTTCGTTTAATTCAATAACTTGGTTTGCAGTGTTAACTAGATTATCGTTGTTACTAAAATCGCCGCCTGCACCTATATAACCAAAATCATGAGAGCTTAGTCTTAGGCGTACATCAGCACCGTTAGCTCTTACACCTCTATCGCCGTATACGTTTGCTGAAGCGATTGAACGCATTTCAGCACCAAAATCTTTTCTATCATAGCGTACAATACTAGTAGCACTTGCGCCGCTTGGTGCAAATGTAATACTTCCGGGAGTTGTTTCAAAGCCTTCAAAGTCGTCAGCTCTCCCATCAAATATAAGAGTATCGCCGTCAATACCATCAACATTAATGTTAATTGTTGTTTGTGCATCAGTTGAAACAAATGTTGCAGTATCGTTTACAGCAATTGTTCCTGTAACACCACTAAGTTCTAAATAAGTTTTACCTGCTGAAAACTTACCGTTAATACCTTCGTATGCATCTATACCTACATCTGCAAAATAAACAAATGAGTTTAGCCATTCGACTCTTGCACCGTTTGTAAGTTCTAAGCCTACACTGTTAGGAACAATAAGTGTAACAGCATTAAACAGCATTGCAGCTTCTAGAGAAGCTGCATTTAGTACAGAGCCATCCACTTTAATACCACGTCCTGCATCGCCTTGAGCAAAACCAAAAGGATCACTTGCAGATGTAACACTTCCTCTGTTTAAGACACTAACTTCTTTAATGTACGGAGAACGTCTAGTAATAGTTGCTCCTGATGCATACTGAAAAGCATATCCAGTTCCGTTGCCGCCGTCATATAGCATATCCATAACACTAAGATTTTGAACAGTAGTATCACCGTTTAGTAAAAATCCGTCTTCGCTTTGTGTTGCTACAGTTGGTTTAATAGTTGTAGCACGTATGCCTGAACCGTTTACACTAACACCTGCTGGAACTGTTAATGGAAATTCTTCTTCAAAAACGCCCGGACTAATAACAATAGCATCGCCAGACACTGCTTGACTTAAAGCATGTTTAACTGTTCTATATGCTGTAGAAACATTTTCGCCGTCGCCGTTTACATCGCTACCGCCTAAATGTACATAAATTTTGTTTACTTCGTCTGCTAAAAGAGCTACCGATCCGCCGTTTCCGGTTGAAATAGATATGCCGCCTACAAATAAATCTGTAAAATGCCCTTCTAACCACTTTTGTGCAGCACTACCTATTGTATAAGTGTCGTCAGTAGCAGGAATAATATTTGAATCAACATCAGCAATAAATTGTACACTATCAGTATCTGCATCACCTAGTACAATGTTACCATTGGCAATAATATTACCAGTAGCAGTAATTTGACCGTCTACTAATACATCGCCGTAAATATTTGGAATAGTTGCAGCACCAATGTTAACTCTATCAGTCGGCTGTGCAGGATTAATGTTTACATCGCCAGAAATTGCAGCAATAGTATTACCGTCAATATCAAGGTTATCAATTAGTGCTTGTCCTGTGCGTGTTACTGTTGAGTTAACAGTTCCTGTTACGTCTAACTCATAACCTGGAGCGGCATTTTTGATACCGATGCGCCCATTACTAACATCTAGATATAAAAGGTCGGTCTCAAAGGCTAAATCTACACCATCACGAAGTAGATTTGACTTTAAGAGCGGACCACTAATTCGACCAACAGCCATCTCTTCTCCTCACGCACGGGGATCCTGTCCCTCCAACCAAATTCTCATCCCTTAGGCTCTTTGCTGGTTGACCACAGTTTGACCCTGCAGACATTGGTCTTGCACTGCATTAACAGTATTTATCGATTTAAAATATTAAGTGCTTGTAAGGAGTTACTTGTCGAAATTATGTATGATAGTAACAGGTTTTTGATCTGGTACAGCAGTACCAAATACAATGTAGTATCCGTCAGCATACGGGCCATTTGGACCAGTTAAAACTTGACTATCTGAAACTCTTGTTAATACTCCGCTTGCTGATTCAGCAAGATCATAGTTTGTTTCAGATAATTGAAAAACATTTTCAATCAATACAATTAAATTTTTTCCAGATGCAGGAATTGGATTATCGACATCTTGGTTATCTAGAGGACCAAATACTGTTTCTGTATCGTCGCCTGTATAAGTTTGATATACAATATCCTTTGGTTCTCTAAAACTTACTCTTCTCCAAGATCCGTCATTAAAGAATTCAAAACCAATTTGAGGCCCTGTTGGATTTAATGGATCCGCAGGATCTGTATTATATCTTATATGTCCATTCACCGGTAATGTTGTTAAATCTGCTGTTGATCCTTTTGGTACAAGTAATGCATCATTTGAATCCATTACTACTTGACCATTCACATCATACTTAATACCTTTACCGTAGATATTTCTAAGATTTGTATTTTGGGCCTTCATTAGTCTCATATTATACTTCCAAATAGCTAACCGTTGCTGCCAAAGTTAAATTTGTAAACGAATTAGGAGCAGCATATATCGTAACTTTATCTGAGTCTCCTAGCACAATTTTTTCGCTATCAAATGTAAATGTTTCTCCTGCAGGTAATTCTAATTTTCTAACAACAACAGTTTTTTCGTCGTCTAGTGATTCGCCTGAAGGAATAAAATGTAAATCAAAGGAACAAGTATATTCTTCCGGATTTGCAAGATTAGGATCTCGTGTATTACAAACCATTATAGTTGTAATTGCGTAAGACATACCTGCCGGAACAGTAAGCATTTCAACTTCATAATCTGTGTTTATTGGATCTGGATCTTGGTCCTCTAATTTTTTATTAATAATTGCCATCTTTTTTCCTTTTAAAACAGCATACTAAAAAGTAATGCTCTATTTTTACTTACCAATTCGTCTCTTCTACCTGTCTCGTTTACGTAGTAAACGTTTGTTGCACCTTCACCTTGTGTTTTACTGTATAATTTTACACCAGTTGTCGGTGCTGACGGATCAGTTACAACATCAGCAGCGCCGCCAAAAGCAAGATGCGGTGTTGGATCTAGTAATAGTGCATCGTTAATTTTTACATTACCAGTACCATTTGCTTGTAAAACTAGATCATCAAATTCGTTAACAGTTTCAATAATATTATTTGTGATTCTTACATCTTCAATAGTTGTGTCTGTAGCGTTTATAGCAATAACTTCGTTACCGTCAATTCCGATACTGATTTTACTATCTAAACCTGTTCTTTCAAAATCTTGTACTTCGATAAAACTTACAGTAGTAAAACCGTCGTCTATTCTATTACTAAAATTACTTAAAAAGTATGTAGAAACTAGATCATCTACATACTTTTTATTTGGAATATGATCGTCGTCGATTACTTGATTTTCATAATCTGCTGTACCGTAGACAGATACTACACCGTTTGAAAATCCTGCGTTTGTTTCGCCTATTAAATTAAGATTAGCACCGTCAGTTGCAATACTTACAGTTTCTATTGCTAAGATTCTTCCGTTAATATCTTGCAAACTCCAAGCGCCTGCATCCGAAGTTCCTGGATTAGCAGGATCAGTCCATCTTGTATTTTCGTCAAATACTAGTCTTGCATGAGGTAGACTACCTCTAGCAATTTCCATCCCAGAAAGACCGTTACCACTAATTCCTGGTCCTGTTTCGTTTCTATTTAAAACAATTATCTTGTCTTCAATCGAAAGATCAGTTGTGTTAACAATAGTTTGTTCACCTTCAACTGACAAATTTCCTGTGATTCTTACTTCGCCATTATTTCCAACGTCAAATTTAATATTTCCGTCTTCTCGTGTGGTTATTTTGTAATCACCATTTGATACAGTTAATAGTTTTATATAGTCTTCGGTTAGTGCCATTTAAAGATTCCTAGTTAATATGGGGGATTTCTCCCCCATATAATAAATCCAACTTATGCTGGATCGTCTGTTTCGAAGTCGTCTTCGTCTGTACCGCCTGCATCAATAGTAGTATCGTCGCCTGCTTCTTCCATTTCAACTTTATCATCGTTGTTTGCATCATCAAACGTCCATGCAGTTGTTGCACCTGTATCAAGTGTAGCTTTGCGTCCTGCAATTTTTGTTACTTGACGTGCTGTTGCAGTATCATCAAGAACTGTAATTGTCATTTCTCCTGCTGTAATAGCAGCTGAAGCTTTGTCTACTAGAACACAAACTTCTTCGTTTGAACCGTCTGAACATAGGAATCTTTTTGATCCTACTTGCTTTACAATCCATCCGTTAACTGAAGCTGATCCGTTCCAAAACTGTACTTTAATTTCGTTTCCGCCCGGTGTTGGTGGGCCAAAATATCTTTTATTTAATGGTCTTCCCATTTGTTTTCTCCTTTATAGAAGTCCGATGCGGGTTCTAGCCGCTACGCTGTTGGGACAGCATAAGTCCGCCTTGCGGCACACTATCTGACACAAGTATTTATCTAATAAAGAAAAAGCCCGACACAGTTAAGCATCGGGCTTTTAAATTAAGGGTGGGTAGAGGACTTGGGTTTACCTCTAACTAAGCGTCCAGATACCTTTCTGTCATATCGCTTAGAACCTCAGTTCTGCTTAGTATCGCAGTGTGCGTACTGCTTGTCTCCAAACTCTACGCCGGGCACTACCCCTAACCAAGTGCGCTTATCTCCTCTAGAGTGGAAATTGTTAGCGCCAACCCATATAACAACGTCTTGTTATATTATTAATATAACATCTTACAAACAAATGTCAACCACTTTTTATAAAAAAATGTCAAAAAAATAGGCCCCGTAGGGCCTATTTTGTTTTTAGTTAAGTTATAAACTTAGCTGAATGTTACACCTGCGGCAATATCAACTTTACCTAGGTAGTCAGCTGCGTTACCTAGAGACGAAGCAGTGTTCGATAGCTCAACATAACCGTAACGTGTCATAAACGATACTGTTGGCTCGAATGTGCCTGGATCTAGGACAACACCTGAACTCATTAGTGGGATATATGGGCAGTAGAACGCTGCTGCGTCTGACTCTGAAGTACCCTTATAACCAATTAGTACTGGTGCGTTGTCTGCTGCATATGTGTTTACATATACTTTCATTGCATTGTTCAATGTACCAACCATTTTAGTGTTAGTTGGTGCTTCGAATGTACCTTCTGTTGTACGAGCAAACGCTGAAGTTGTTGCAGACTGTAGGATTGTTAGCGCGAATGGGCTAACAACTGCCCAGTTACCTGCACCACGGCGTGTACGCTGTGCAATTAAGTTTGATACTCTGTTGATTTGAACAGCAAGAGCTGCATGCTCGTCACCTACGAAAGTAGCTGTACCTGAAACTGCTGTTTGATCATAAGTTTCAGCAGCGTTACCTGCTAGTGAGCCTAGAGAAGCTAGAACTTCTTGGTCAATCTCAGCAGTAATTTCTTGTGCTAGAGCTGCCATGATTTCTGCTTCTACATCGATACCGTGCATTGCATTAGCATCTTGTGCTGCTTCGAATGTCCAACGTGCTGATAGCTTACGTGTTTTCGCTTCAACAGTTTGTTTCAAGATTTGAATTGACATTCTGTTACCAGCTTCACCTTCTAGTGATGCTGTTGAACTTGGTGCAGCAGATGTGCCTGGAGCACCTGAGTATGACTCAGCAATTTTGAATGGGCTTAGTGCTTCTTCACCAGCTGTTGCACCATTGTCTGTGTCGCTGTAGCGAACACGTAGAGTATGGATTTGTCCAACTGGACCAGTCATTGGTTGTACACCAACTAGCTCGTTTGCAATAACTGTTGGCATTACACGTCTGATAACTGGTAGAATTACACGGTTAAGTGTAGCTACGTTACCTGCGCTTGTTGCACCCGCTGTTGCACTCTCTGACAAGTACTTGCGTGTGTTTTCTAGTGTGGCAGCCATTACAGACTTTTTGTTACCTTGTAGGCCTTCTAAAAGAGCTGTTTTGGTGTCCTGCCAGCGTGATTCTAGTAGTTCTGACATTATTATCTCCTCATTATAATCCAGCTAGACGCTTAATATCAATCACATTGTGATCTGCGTCTGCCTTTGAACTAACGTTAGTTTGTGATTGTTCACGGTTGCCTGTAATTTCTTTTGCCTCTGATAATACTGCCTTACGCTTTGCTGGACCTTTACCATCAATTACTGCTGGTAGATATTTTTCAAACGCAGATTGAAGTCTGTCAGTTTGAACACTTTCCAGTAAGTCTGTCATGATTTCTCTTTGCTCGCTTGGTAGCGAACCAACTAGATCATTCATAATATCTTTACGCTTTGCTTCTGCAAGGATGCGCTTGTTTTGCTTTTCCTGTGCTTCTGCAAGATTTTTTGCTTTAACAACAAATTCTTTTGCTTCTGCAAGTTGCTTGTCTTTAGCGTCAAGAACTTTTAGTAGCTTTGCTGTTTCGCTATTTTCGTTTAGATAGCTATTTGAATATTCGCTAGCGAATGCTTCAAACAACTTACGACCAAAGTCGTTTCTACGTGCATCTTCAATATCTTCTTTAAGTTGACTAATTTCTTTGTTAAGAGATTTGCTAACTGTTTCTGATACTGCTTTTGCACCTCTAGCGATAAAGTCATTTTTAACTTTTGCTAGGTGTGACTTAGCTTCACGTACTAGACGTACTTTTGTTTCGGCTAAATCTTTTTTATCTTCGTTAAACTCTGCAATTTCTTTAGCAAGAGATTCTACAATAAACTCTTCAAGCATTTCAATTTTTGCTTGTTGAGCTTGCTTGTCTTCGTGTAGTTCCGAAACTTCTTTTGTAAGTTGTTCCATTACGAACCCTTTTAATAGTTCTGCGTTTTCACGCTGTGCAATGGCATACTTTGCTTTAGCTTCGGCTAGCTGCTTACGATCGTCTGCAAATTCGGCGATCTCTTCAGCTAAACGCTCAGAAATCATTGCGTCAACAGCTTCGACCATAGTCTGCTTGTCGTGCTCATATTTCTGGGCAAATTCTTCACGAAGTTCGGCAGTTACACTACGACGATTTTCTTGAACTTTTTCGTCCCAAGCTTCTTGTAGTTCTGCTTTTACTTCTTCTGAAATTGCGCTGCTCTCGAAGAGTGATTTTAGTGCATCCAACATTTCTGTTTCTCCTCGTTTATCGGAGCCCGCTTATTATGTTTAATAAGCTCTCTTTTAAATATTTTTGTGCCTTATTGTCGTGTTTTGTTGCCTCTGCTAATTCGTATGCCTTATATCCGCCACGAGCGTTCATTAGATGCTCATAGATTGGTGTGGGATATGCACCAGGGGCACTGGGCTGAGCCACAACGTCCACGGTGATTATTTCAAAATCTGATACGGTGTTACTGCCGTCTTCTGATACGTTACCTGAACCTCTCGAAGAGACGCCTAGTTTCACACCTGCTTCAAGCATAGTGCGAACTAGGTTTCCCATCGGTGTTGGTAAAATTTTAAGTTTTCCATAACCGTTTGGTCCATCCATCCAAGTTTCTTGGATCATATGGCTTACACGGTCTAAGTTTATATTAAGGCCTTCTGGATGATCTACTTCGCCGAGAACACTGTATCCTCCTGCTATCTGATCATTGAGAGTTTTGACAGCCCTGCCAATTTCATTTACAGGATACACACGCTGGTTAGCGTTGCGTACTCCGCCTTGTATACAAATTCCCTTCATATACAAGTCTTTTCCTTCGTTGGCATTCTCCACAACAATCTGTGCTTGGTCGAATGTCAAATGCTCTCGTAAGTTTATCATTCAATAGTCCCCAATCTTGCTAATTACTTGCCCACAACTGGGGTTTTGTTATCAGCAGTTTCTGGCTTGCCTTTTTTCTCAGCGCCATGTCCAGCTTCTGCTTTACCAGCTTTAGCTGCTTTACCGCCTGGAACATTGATGTTACCAGCCGAATCTTCTTTTGCACTTGTATCACTTAGTGCTGAGCCTTTTACAGTTGAACCTGCGCCTGCTTCTGGATCGTTAGCTACTTCAGCTTTTGCGATGTTAGCAGTTGTACCGCCCATGTCGTTTTTACCAGCTACTGCTGATTTAGTGTTTGCACCGTTTTCAGCTGTACCTTTAGTTTCTGCACCGTGTCCGCCTGCAACTTTTTCAACATACTCACGCATTGTTTCGCCAGCTGATTTTTGAGTTTCTTCAACTTCTTCGTCTGCTGCTTCTTCAACTTCTTCGTCTGCTGCTTCTTCAACTTCTTCGTCGTCTGATTCAAAAGCCATTGCTTCTTCTTCAGCTTCTTCTTCGTCGTCTGCATCCATGTCGTCCATGTCGTCGCCTTCGTCACCGTCCATCATTTTTTCAAATTCTGCTTTTAGGTCTTCTAGTGCGTCTTCAAGGTCCATAACACGATCTTCGATGTCGCCGTCTTCTTCGTCGTCGCCGTCTTCTTCGTCGTCGCCTTCGTCTTCGTCGTCGCCTGCTTCGATGTCACCCATCATGTCATCCATTGGATCTGCTTCAACTTCAAACTCGTCTAGGTCAAAACCTTCGTCAACTTCTTCGTCTGACTCGTCTACTTCTTCGTCAGTTGCTTCGTCTAGATCTTCGTCGTCTGACTCGTCTACTTCTTCGTCAGTTGCTTCTTCAACTTCTTCGTCAGTATCTTCTTCTAGATCTGCATCATCTTCTAGTAGTGATTCGTAAATGTCACGTGATTTTTCTACTACAATCTCGTGGAATAATTCTTCTGCTGCTTCTTTATCTTCATTGACAAGAAGTTCTAGCATCTTTTCAAATTTGGTTAAATCTGCCATTTGTTTTCTCCTAATAAATGTTTTACCTATGGTAAGGCTGTCATATGTATTTAACAAAACGGGAGAAAAGTGCGTAGAAATAGGCTCAAAACAAGCCATTTTGAGTATAACTCAAAGATATTTAGTTTCTAAAAGAGAAAATTATATGATAGTTTATAGTTCTGCGCCTTCAGAATTAGCAGCTATTCCATACATTTGACGCACAAAATCCAAGTCATTTGCTTTTTCTTCTTGGTGTGCATCAGACGCACGCCTAACTCTGTTGATTTGTTTTAGAGTTAATCTAGTTTTTCTAGTATCTTCTATTTCAACAGGAGTTTGATCGGCGTCGGCATCGTAACGCTTATCTTCTTCTGCTTCAGCAGTTTCTTGATTAAAATAAAATATTTCTCTTAATATCATAGTATAGTATTTATATAGTTTGTTCCGAACTTGCAGATGTAGCGCCTAATTCGGTATCAGTGTTTGTTGTTGGCGGAGATCCAGTACCTCCGTCTTGTGCTTCACCGTCAGTAGATTCATCTTCTAGTCCACTAAGATCTGCTGATATGCCGCCGCCACTAACGCCAGCACTTCTCATTTCGCCATCGCCGTCAGTTGGAGGTGCTTGTAGATTCTCATCATTTTCTTCACGCCACAATCTTTCGTTTTCGGCAAGTTCTTCTTCTGATAAGCCTAAGAAACGCTGTAACGCAAATCTATTTGAAATATAAGGTATTGCAGCCATTTGTGTATATGTTGGTACACGAGCATTATCAATCTCACTTTGTCTGTAGCTTGCAAAGTTTTGTGGCGGTTGGAATTTAAGATTAAACATTGCTACATCAATGTTTACACCTTTTTCAAGTAGATAGCGTTTGAATTCTTGATCAAAGTCTTCTACAAGCATATTTTGTAAACGTTCGCAATATGTGTTAAATCTTAATTCTTGTATATATGCTGTTCCTACTCTACCATCGTTATACTGTGCGCTCGAGTCGTCTGCGCCAGTAGGAAGATAAGAGGAAGGAATTCGTAAACCGCGAACAAGCTTATTAGTAAAGTAACGTAGGTCATCAATTTCTCCGAGGTTAGTACCGCCTGGTAGTGTTTCAACTTTTGATCCACGTCCTTCAGCAGTTTGGGGGAAGAAGTAGTCTTCGTTGACTGACAGCGGGTTATAGCTACTATCTATAACATTTGATCCGCCGCCTGTCTGACTAGGAATACGTCTTTGGTGTATTTCTGTTTTAACTCTTTCTACAAATTGCATAGCAAGGTGGCTAGGCATATTACCCACATCAACGTAAAAAACACGTCTTTCAGGAGCTCGCTGCACCCTATAAATGATAATCGCATCTTCTAATAACTCTTTTTGTTTGTATACTTTAAAAATAGTTTCAAGCAAAGAATTACCAAAAGGATAGTTGTTGTCTAAGCCTTCGCTCATACTCAAATGCAAAATATGATCTGCATCTACTGTTAACTCGTTTTCTTCTGTACTAAAACGTGTTCCTGCTTGCCCTGCACTATTTGTAGTTAAATAACCGGTTCCACTTGAAGGAGATCGTTGACTTCCCATTCCGCCGTTATTAACTTGTCCATTTGTTTGTTTAGGAGTTGTTGCAACTAAATCTTTAAAATTAACATTAAAATCTTTAATTACATATTGTTCTGGTGTTTTACCTTCTGATTCGTTAACAATAATTTTTGTTAAATTTGCAGCATCGACATGGAATAACTTTTTAGTTTCTGGATCTCTAACAAAAACCTGATCTCCGTATTTGAATGCATTACGGATAATTCTAAACATTCTTGTTTCAAATTTATTTAATTTGCACCATTGTTGCAAATATTGTTGTAAAATAGTTGTTTCGTTATTAGTTGCAGTCTTATTAAAATCTAAAATAAAGTTGGTATTATTTTTAGTATTTTTTTGAGTACAAAATTCAGCAAGAATATCAAGAGCAGCATTTACTTCAGAATCACTATCCATTGTATTGTATTGACCATAACGTTCAATACGATTAGGCGATCCTACATATACATCAGGTAAATGTGAGTTGTAATTACGTGTAGCAGGGCCTGGGAGGCCTCCGCCCTTCATTCCGTTCGCAAATGGAGAATAACTTCCGTTTGGGTTATTTCCAGTTGGTACAGGGGTAAAATATTTTTTCCAACTCATGTCTTATCCTTTAAAATGCTTGCCCTATGGCATCCGTATTTCTGCTTGTTCTTCTTGAATAGTCTCTAATTTCAGTTAATAATTGAGAAACGATGTCCATTGTAGTATTTAACTGATCTAATTTTTCTGCGCTCATTCCTGAACCACCGCCTGCGGTTCCCATTTGCTCAACTACATTTGCTGCTGCAACACCAGTACCGCTTCCAAACATTCCCGAATTATCTTCAGATAATACTTCGTTTAATTCTTCTAGTGTATCTACTAGATTCTGCATAGCTCTATTATAGTTGTTTAAGTTATCTGTGTCAAGAGAATTTAATGATGTAACTAACGCTGGCACGCCTGTAACATTTGCTAATGCTTGTAATCCAGTTGCAGTAGTCGATAACCCTGTCCCAGTAATTGCTGCCATTTCAGTAAATCTACTTACTAGTGCTCTCGGAATGTCAATTTCGCTAACATCAGTACCATTAAAACTTGAAAGTGCGTTAGCCATGCTAGTCATAGCAATTGCGTTAGTAGTAACACCTTCAGCATTAATGTCTAAGTCACCGAAAGATTTAACTTGTTCAAAAGGAGTTTCTCCGCCAAAGAAACTAGCAATAGCACTACCTATTGCTCCAATTGCACTACTTACACCAGCAGTTGCTTGTGCGCCTGCACTTGATGTAAGTGCTGTATTAAATGCAATTAGTGCAGCAGCGTTTGCTTGAATTTTTGCAGCATCAAAATTGTATGCTTCAAATGCAGTAATGTCGTCGTATGGTATTCCGTTCTCGCCGCCGAAGAAGCTTGAGATAGCATTACCTATTGCACCAACTGCGTTTCCTAATCCACTTGCTACTTCGCCACCGCCGGCAACTGCCATTGCTTGACTAAAGGCTACTAGTGCTTCGGCGTTTGTTTTAACTTTTGCGCCATCAATATCGTATTCAGCAAAGCGTTTAACTTTCTCCATTGGATCTTCTGCGCCAAACAGTTTTCCAATGCCTTCAGTTACACCACCTACTAATGACCCTAATCCTGCTACTGCTGTACCTGCACCAAACGCTGCCATGCCGCCTGCAACTGCTGCCATACCTGCGCCTGCACTAATTAGTTTTGAACCGTCTATATCTTCAAAGGATTTCATTCCTTCTGAGAATGTAGGTAATGCATTTCCCATCAACCATGCTGCGCCTGCAATACCTGCACCGATAGCAGTAATTGCAAGACCTAAGTTTGTTGCACCAACCAAAATTGCTGGATTAGCAAATGCTGCAAGTCCTTTAGCTGCACCTTCCATTGCTCCGCCTGCAATTCCTCCAACAAATCCGCCAACATTGCGACCCATATTAGCACCAGCATTGCCGCCGCGTCCTCGATTGGTACCACCACCGCCTGACGGTGCGGATCCAGCATTCCCTCCGCCAAACATTCTAGAAACTGCACCTGTTAATGTATTACTAACTGCTCCTAAAAGTGCTGGTCCTGCAAATAGTGCTGCAATGCCTCCTATAATTGCTGCTGATATACCGGGATTTTCCCAAATGCCTGATAGTGCATCTCCGATAACGCCAACTATTGCAGATACCCATTCTCCGTTACCGATATGTTCAACCATATCAGTAAGAGATTCGCCAAACCCTGCAATAAAGTCAGCAAAGTGTCCTAGTCCTACTGCAATTAGATCTAACAGTCCAGATTCAACAAATGCTGTCATAAATGCACTTCTTACTTCTCTCAATGACTCGTCAAACGCTGCCATATTTTGTGTTAAAGTACCTCTAGCATTATTTTCTTGTTCAGCAGCAGCCATATCGGCCATAATTGCATCTTCAAGTGCTTGTCCTTGTAATCCTGCATAACGTGCAAAGTCAATACCCATTCCATCTAACACTCCTAATAGAGTATTAGCAGGACCATCTATTCCTGATGCTGCGGCAGCAATAACAGTTTCAAAACTTTCTGCACCTTGCAATGCACCTCTAACTAATGCAGCTCTGTTCTCACGTTGAGCTTCTGCGTATTGATCTGTAGTTAATGCTCCATTAGTTGCAGCATCTGCCATTGACTGTAATGCTGCTTCAACTCCAGGTAAGCCTGCTGCTAGCATTCTTGTTTCTTCGGTAAGAGGACCCATTCCTAATACCATTTGCATATATCTGTCAGCAGCCGCTTGTCCTCCCATTGCAAGAGCATCAGCCATGCCACTATTAATACGATCTCGTGTTTGTTGATCCATAGTAGCAAGCCTCATTTGGAAGGCTGTATTGGTTTGGCGTTGTTGCAATTCAGCTTGAATTGAATCTACACTTTGTCCAGTAAGTTTGCTAAGATTGCTAAGATTCTTTAAGTATTCGCCTGCAGATTGTGCAAGTGCTGCTTGATCTCTTTGTTCAGCTCTACTACCAGCTCTGTTTAAGTATTGATATTGAATTAGCCCTTCGTTAATTTCTTCGAATGTAAAACCCATGTTTAGGAGGTCTTCTCTCATACCTCCAAGTCCGTTTTGCATTCTAGCAATTGATTGAGCACCTTTTGTTGCAGTTCCGCCAAAGGCTGCAAGTAATTCGGTATTTCTCGAAACTAAGGAAGCAAACTCGTCAATTGGCATTCTAGCACCAGCAGCAGAAACCATCAAGTCTTGCATACTGTTATTAAAACTTGCTCCGCTGGAACTTAAATCTCTAAAACTATCAAATGTATTATCTAGGAAACTAGCAAACTCTCCTAAATAAGAACCAACTATTGGTATATGCTGTGAGAAATCGCTTAGTTTGCCGCCACCTTGAACTAATTCGTTTGCAAAACCAACTACACTTCCTGCAAGAGATCCTGCAATGTTTAATGCAAGACTGCCCATATGTCTACTAAGATTAGACATTGCTGAGGTTGTGTCTTCTACTGCATCAGTATGACCTTCTAATGCATCTCGGTTTTCAGTGATAACATCAATGCCATTTTCGACTTCTTTGTTAAGATCTTTTAATGCTTTGGTTGTCTTTTTAGGGTCTAAACCTTCCGATTTAGACATCTTTTCAACGGCCTTGACGAGACGTTCAAGGGTAACTTCGCTTGCAACCCCACCTTCGCCACCGACGTTTACAATTTCAATTTCGTCTGCCACTAATGTATCATCCTAGTTATATGCGCATATAAATACATATGGTATATATTTACACAATGTATTTATCAGGAGATAAAAATGCCAGAAATTCAACCTGCAGGTAATAACCCGCTTAAAAAATATTTTAGACAACCAAAAATCTATTTACAACTACCAAGTAAAGGAGAGTTTTGGCCAGACGGTACGTTAGAAAAAACAGAAAATAACGAATACCCTGTTTTTCCAATGACTGCTAGAGACGAACTTGTTATGAAAACTCCTGATGCACTTTTAAACGGCCAAGCAACAGTTGATGTTATTCAAAGTTGTGTTCCAAACATCAAAGACGCTTGGAGAATTCCTAGTCTAGATCTTGATGCAATACTTATTGCAATTAGAATTGCAACCTATGGCGAAAAAATGGATTTAGATATTAAAACGCCAGTTACCGGCGAAGAAAAAACATACAGTGTAGATTTAAGAGTCATGCTAGATGGGTTAATTAATAAAAACTTTAATAGTAAATTTGAAATGGATAACATGATTATACACATTCGTCCGTTAACTTATAGAGAATTTACTGATACAAGTTTAAAAACTTTTGAAGAACAAAGAATTTTTTCTCTAGTTAATGATAATAATATTCCAGAGAACGAAAAACTTGCTAAATTTAACGAAAGTTTTAAAAAGCTAACTGACATAACTGTTGGTACTCTTGAAAGAAGTATATGGAAAATTGAAGTAGACGGTGAGTTTGTTGACAACCCAGCTTTTATTAGTGAGTTTGTTGCTAACTCTGAAAAAACTTTGTTTTCTGCACTAACAGATCATTTAGAAGAACAAAGAGAAAAATTTAAAATTAAACCTTTAGTATTAGATGCAACACCAGAAGAAATAGAAAAAGGTGTGCCAGAAACATACGAAATTCCAGTAACGTTTGATCAATCAAATTTTTTCGCATGAGGATCTTGTCTCTTAGTGTAGATGAGATCCTAGGAATTACGCATAACATGGAACAAGAAGCTAAACAGTACAAGTTTGAAACTCTCAAACTTTGTTGGTATATGCGTGGTTCAATCACAATCGACGATGCTTATGCGTTAAGTAGCGAAGACCGAGAAATGATTGCCAATATTATCAAAGAAAATATCGAAACTACTAAGAAAAGCGGACTGCCATTCTTTTAACCGTCAGCTAGTTTTGGTTTCAAATAATCAACTAAATCTAACATTCTAATTTCGTCAGCTAATGCTTTTAATTTAGGGTCTATTGTGTTATCAATTGTGCTTTTTTCTAAAGGTATACGTGCTTGCTTACCAACTGTTCCGATTTGTTGATCACTAATTCCTGCTTGGCTTAAAATATTTACAATGCTTGCCATGTCAGTTGGTTTACCTGCTTTTTTCCATAAACTGTTTAATTTACGAGAAGTAACTTTGTTGCCTAATTCTTTACCAACTGCTTTTGCACCTTGCTTTACTTTTCCAACACCAGAAGCGGCAGCTTTTCCTAATGCTGCTCCGCCTTTTTTGATTACATCAGCAACACCTGCTTCTTGCAAATATTTTTCGTATTCTGCATTAAGATTTAAAGATTCTTTTTTATCACCAGATGCTTGTGCTGCACCTTGTGCTGCGGCAGCAACTCCGTCTGCCATTTTACTAAATGCGTCAATACCATCGGCCCATTCGGCTCTTGCTGCTCTAGTTCCTTCTAATGCTGCTTGGTATTCAGGACTATTAAATTTATCAACTGCTGCTTCAATTGTGCTCCATTCTTTAGTAAATGCATCGTAATCATTATCTTTTAGTGCAGAGATTGCAGTATTCCATGCATCTCTAACAGGTTTAATATCTTCAGGATACCCTACAAGAGTAGCATTTGCCCAATCGTCAGGTATACCGACATTATCTTCCATATAATCCCATGATGCTCGCATGTATGCCGGATTTAATGTATCCTTTGCCATATTAGCAACACCTTCGATAGCATCGCCTAATCCTCGAATACCTAGACCAATAAGAGCACCTAATGCGCCTGTCTTAGCTGACTTACCAACTGCTGTTGATAATTTTTCGCCTTGTAACAATTCTTTTGTTGAGCGCAGAATCATACCTGCTGCTGCGCCGCCTGCTGGTCCGCCGGCAAATGCTGCAATAGTTGTTAGAATACCTATTGCAAGACTTGCTTTACCAGGATTCTCTTTTGCCCAGTTACTAACATTTTCAATTCCTTTTACAATTTTTGAATCAGAATTTTTTGCTTTAATATCTGCTTTTAGTTTTTCAAATTTAGCATCAGCATTTTGAACAGGTCCAGATTTTTGTGCCATACGGCCGAGCTCATTAATTTTATCGTTGATTTGTTTTACAGTGTCAGCTGCAAGTTTTCCAGCTTTTCCAAGTGCAGTTTGATTCTTACCACTTGCTGTCATAACTTGTTCTGCACTAGTAAAGATTTTTTGTATCTGTACTGCTGTTAATTCTTGTTCAAAAATATTTTTGTATGCTTCAACTAAAGGCCAAACTTCTTTTTCCCAACGCAACTGATAAGTTTGCTGTGCTTCGGTAAGATCTTGCCAACCTTCTTGTAACAATCTATGTGATTTGTTTTCGTATAATGTTACTTCTTGTAATCTCATAGTATACTCGCTAATTGTTTTTTCTCTTCAGGCGAAAGTGCTGTTAATTTTTTTAATAAATCTGCAGGCATTTTTGGTTTTTCGCCAGTTGGAGTATCTTTTGATGTTTGCTTTGTTGCTTTAGTATCTGTACTAGTATCAGAAGGAGTTGCACTACTAGTTGCTCCTTGCTGCTTTTGTAATGCTTGTTTTGCAACATCTTGTAAAATAGCATTAATTTGATTTTTTTGTAACACGCCGTTAGGAATATCATTTCTTCTTATTTTTTTACTTTTAAGAAATGTATCTAAGTCAATACCTGTAGCTTGTTTAATATTTTTATCTTGTGTTCCAAGGTAAGCATTAAACTGCTGATATATCTTATTTGCAGTTGCACCATAGTCTGCTTTACCTGCTAAATTAGCTGCTGTTCCCTTAGCACCAACTTTATTTAAAACACGAGACCCAATAGATTGTGCTTTTTGTTTAATTGCACTTACAGGAGCTTCATCCAATTCTGTAACTTCATCAATTTTCATCTAGAGATATCCTTAATTGTATTGTATTTATTTAATATCTACTTAATATCTACTTCGTAGATATTTGTTTTCGCTAACGCTCAAACTATACACTTCGTTTGTTTGATATAAGTTATTATGAGAAAACACATATACACGAAGTGTATATGTTTAAGTTTCATGTAGATTGTTTCAGTCAGACGGAACCTGTTACGGTCCCGTCGTCTCAAAAAATTAGCTTCATGTGAGTTCGCCACCAGCCGAGACTTGGAAGTAGGTGTTTGTTATACTGCTACACAATGGGCTCTGACCTTTCCCAACCTACGTCGACATCATGTACTATATAGAGTGCATAAGACGCTCTTATGCTTTCTGTATAATACATTACCCCCCGCTTCGTTCCTAGTGCTAAGGGTTTTTGTGTGTAATGTGCAGTTTTTCGACAGCCAACAATCAGTCTACGTCAATCAAACGTTCTACTACCGAACGCTGCTCAACGTGTTACGTGTGCTCCTATACGGATGCTTTTTCCACAGCGGTATTTGCAAACTGGCCCGCTAACCTTATGTGTTGGATTGTTTTGCCTGTATGCTATGCTCTAGCAATGCCTTGCGCAATTTATCTGAACCGCCAACTCTAACATTTATAATTCCGTTGTAATACTCATCGCTCTCTAATACACGGCGGTCAAATTGCTCTCTTGCCTCGATATAGGACATTTCTGCTCTGCTTTTACACAGATATAATATTTCTCTTGTAAAATTTTCTGGGCCTAGTGCAGTGACGTCAGCGTTGAGTCTATCAGATGATCCCCAATAGTCTTTCCAGTCTGACTCTTTGTATCCACGTCTTTTATTTTTCTTGCCTTTGAGTGGTGGTTTAGTAGTTTTAAATTTGGCTAGTTTTTTGCCTATGTATTTTTGCCCAGTAGTTTTATTTGTGATGAGATAAACAAAGCCTTCGTATTCGTCTGGTATTTTGTCTATAATCGTCCCTTCATAAGTCCACTGCATGAGTGTACTTATAGATTGCCTTTTTGTATTGCCTCTTTTTTGGCTTTTTGCATTGCCTCTTTTTTAGCTTTTTGTATTTGCCTAATTTCTTTGTTTCTAGCATCTGCTAGTTTTTTAACTTTTCTAATACATTGTTGTACTTTGTCGTATGTTCTAACAGATTTTTTTCGCTCCCACACTTCGTTAGCAGCAAAATATTCTAAATATGCCTGTACTAGTTGGTCGTGTATGTCATCCATATTAGTTTACTATTTCTAAATCATTTGCGTAACTTGTAAATCCGTTTTCTTTAACAACTTTGAGAACATTATTAACTCTTCCCATTAGTTCGTCTTTGTGACTAATAAGGAAAATGTTTTTTTGACGTTCTCTAGTCATCTTTTTAAGTACAGCAATTGAATTTTCAACTCCTGCACTATCCATGCCGCTATCGATAAGTTCGTCTATAAACAAAAGATTAATATTTTGGTATAGTGATTCCCAAACGTCGCGGAATGCAAAACTTAATCCTAATATTAGCCTGTTACGTTCGCCTCTGCTCAAATTATCAAAGTCTAAATCTTGACCTAACTGTGTAATTTCAACATTTAGGTCATTCATAAAGGAAACTTGATGAGGCAAACCTAATTTGTTCAAATAATATGTAAGTCTATTGTTTAGGTACGCAAGATTTTGATCAATAATTTTCTTACGAATAAAACTATCTTTATTAGTAAGAAGTTTTAGCAAAAATTCTTGATGATCTTTTAAATTATTAAGTTCGTTTACCGGATTCCAGTTGATTTCTTGAAGTGCAGTATTGGTTAGTTCGTCAATTTGTGCCTGATAAGGATCTTCTTCTTGTTCTTTACTTATCAGTGTTTGTTTTAAGTTATCTACGTTGTTTCGATGTTCGTAGGCTTCCTTCATATTTTCATAAAACGTTTTAGGACGTCCGTTGATATCACCGATATCGTTAAGTCCTGCCATAACCTCATTAAGTTTATTTGCAACTTCGGTCTGGTATGATAATGCATCTTCAAGTTCTTTAGCTTTTCGAGCTTCAAGTTCTTCTTTTTTGTCGTCGTGTAGTGCTTGACCGCAGGTATAACATGTAGCTTCGTCTAGACCAGAAATATCATTTTCTGCCTTTTCTACACTTTTTGTTGCACGTAACAGTGCTGCTTCGAGTGTGCCCTTTTCTTTATTAAGAGCAGTAATCGCAGCATTTAGTTCAGTCCAGTTTTGTAGTTTATCATGTGACTCAAGTTCTGCATCAATATCTAGATGTTCTAGTTCGCTAATAGCAAACTGTAGTTTTTCGACATCTGTTTTTTGTTTTGCCTTCCAAGCACGTTGATTTTTTGCTAAGTTATCGATTGTAGTTTGAATTTTTGAATTAGATGCCTGTATTGCATCAATCTTAAGAGTTTCTTGTGTGATATAATCTTTAGTTTGACGTATTTGCTCTTTAAGTACTTCAGACTTTTCTGTAAGAATAGTAATTCCGAGTAATTGCTCGATAATAGCACGTTGATCATTAGCCCGCATTGACAAAAAAGGCTCTGAATATGTATTCAGTGCTACAATATGTTTAAACATATCATGACTCATGCCTAACAAGTCATTAATATCTTCTTGCGTTTTACGACTGTCGCCTTGGCTTTCGTCAGTTAAATCTTGTTCTTCGTTATTAATAAAAAACTTAAGAACATTCGGAGAACGTCCACGTTCAATTTTGTAATTTAAATTATCTTTTTCAAAAGTTAGAGTAACTAACATGCCTTTGCTGTTAGTTTTGTTAATCAAGTTGTTTCTTTTGATATTTGTAAGTGCTTGACCATATAATGCATAACTTAGAGCATTAATGATAGTAGTTTTACCTGTACCATTGCGTGATCCACTGTCGTCTCCGCCTTGATCTAAATTTTCTCCAAGTACAAGTGTAAGATCTTGTTGATCAAAGTCAACTGCTTGAGTTTGATTACCTACACTCATAAAGTTTTTTACTGTAAGATCTTTAATTTTAATCATTTTCTACCTTTTGAATAGGATCTATACTAATTTCGTTAATTGCGATATCTTTTGGTTGTTCCAACACCCATTTTATGTACGTAGCTGCATTATCAATGTCTAAACATCTTCTTTCAGGATGTTTTTGCTGATTATTAGATAGAGTTCCGAAGCTAATATACGTAATTTTTGGTTTTGAATCCCAAACTCCGCCTAATGCAAGCGTATTTGAGTAATCTCTTAGTGCTTTTTTCTCTGCATTGTATAACCATGGCTTTCCATTTTTAACTCTATCAGTTGTACTGCCTATTGTTACAATATGCGGACGATGATTATTTTCTACACACGTTTTATAAACTAAATCTAGTAAAACTGTTTGATTAAATCGCCATAGTGCGCTCATAATTATAATAGTTTTGTGATTTAGACACTCATTTGCAAATTTTGTTTGATCGTCTTTTTTTGTTAAGTCGTAACCTGACTGTCTGCTAACAAAAACTGCTTCAGGATATAGCTTAAACAAACTTTTTGCAAAGTGTTCGTTTTTATTACCAGTTACAATCATTACAGTCCGTTATAAATGTCTAAAAGTGTCTTTTTATTAAAGTTGTCAGTATCTAGTAATGCTATTTCTTCACTAACAATTTGATCAACACTAGCAAATGCACTAATATCAAGTTCTGAATTAATTTCTTCAAGATGTTTTTGAGGAATTAATGTAATTTCTCTACAACCGTATTGATCAATAAAGGTTTCTTTAATAAAACTTGCTTCTTCATAACTAATTGGTAAGTCAAGTGTTACTCTCAAATACATATTTGGCTTGATAAGTGTGTCTTTTTCGTCAATTAGTTGTGATAGTTTAACTGTACGATACTTAGGACACCCTGGCCAGTTGATATACTCTGGCTCTGCATCGTTCTCACGGTCGAGTATCATCATACCACGGTCGTCATCCCAAGCATCTGCATAGTTATGTGGAAAAGCATTACCGATATAATGCACTTTTCCTTGCTTTTGACGTTTATGGAAGTGTCCTGAGAATACATAGTCTTGATTCTTAAAGTGTTCTACTTTAAGATCTCCGTGATCTGGCATTTGTACCATTGCATTCATATAAAAACTAGGAAGTTCAAAATGACCAAACAAATATTTTGCTTCGATAGTTTCCATTTTCTTCCATTCGTCGCCAACTAACCACGGAACAAGTGCTACATCTTCCTCTACATAAATTTTATCAATAAATGTAATACCCGGAATGTGTTTTGCAAAGGCTGTACTGTTTACGTCTCGTTTATCTTTATAGTACAAGTCGTGATTGCCATCAAAAAAGTAAAATTTTTCAAATGCTTGACCTAGTTTTTCCATACTACGAATTGTTGCATCCATAGTTGTCAAATTTAGACTATTACGGTTGTGGTGCCAGTCACCGCAGAAGATACCAGTTTCGCAACCGGCAGCTTTTGCAGTATCAATATACCAATCTATAAAATCTTCACAATCTTGATTGTGTACTTTAGAATTGCCTTTAAGACCAAAATGTATGTCTGTAAAGACTGCTGCTTTTTTAAACAAGAAAATTACCTCTTAGCTTTACGTTTGTATAGCATACAGCATTATATGCTGAAAGTCAACCGATTAATTATTATTAGTTTCTTCTCGTTTGATAGCTGCTTCCCATTCTGCATTGTGCAATCGTGTATGGCTTGGATTTAAATCATTCATCTCTAAAATGTCGTCGCGAATATTTTGATTACGTTTTTCGAGATTAATAACCCGGACAAATGAGTTTGTAACTGCGGCAGTGTAGTATGCAAATGGATTGTTAGACTTTGACTCGTCAAATTGCAAACCAATCTGTGCTAACTGTACAATTGCTTGACCTTTCATCTCGTCATTGTAAGTATAACCTCGTACATTACCACGAGTAGCATAGCGATCTACTAATTTTAACCACATCATTGCAAGTTTGTTAGTTGCTTGACCGTGATCTTTTGAAAAATGTCCGTTTTCCATTCCTCCGATCCAGTGACTCTTGCCTACACATTGTAAGTTTCCATCATCGTCAAATTTATAGTGCTGAAAAGGAGGAAAATTTAATTTTGTTTTTGTATCAGCTACTGTTTTTGGATTTTTCTTCCGTCCTGGTTCTTCAGGTATATGGTCAAATGACATAATTCGAAAGATAAGTTCTTCTTTTGTAATAGATTTGTAATCAACCTCGCATTCTGCTTGTTTTACCCGCTCTCCTGCCATTTTACGAGTTTCGTATGCTTCGGTAGATAGTTTTTTTGCTTTGTTTCTCTTTGCTTCTGCTATAGTTCTAATGTTAATTTTCTCAATACTTGGCAAAATTATGTCATAATCTGCAAAGTCTGGATCTGTATAACTATTAAACGTATTTTTTGATTTGTGTATTTCGAGAAGTAAGTCTTTGTTATTAAGGTAGTTTCTTTTTCTCACTATGATCTCCTGGATAATTGTATTTATTATAATATACGTAGTTAATTTTGTCAACTAAATAATGTTATAGGAGAACCTTTATGGCATTTAATTTATTCAACAACGTAGTCGGGTCTGTTCAGAATGCAGGACAGAGCTTTTTTGCTTCTGCATCTAACCGGTTACAAGAAGCACAACAATCAGCTATACAGCAAATCGGAAGCGATTTTGCAAACATAACTTCTGCTTCTTTACAATCTACTGCTGAAAATGTTTTAGGTGCTAACAATCCTCTAACAAGTTTAGTTAATCAAGGAACTAATAATTTTGTAGGAAATTCTATAAACAATATTGAAAGTTTTTTCGGATCAAACAGTTCTCCTAATGGATTAGCATCCGCAGTGCGTTCTCAGCAGTTGTTAAATTCTGAAAGGTTAGATAATACTCCAGTATCTGCAGAATTTAAAGCAACAGGCGCTGGCGGCGACTGGAGAGTAAAATTAAGTTTACCTTCAGGAATAGGATCATTTAGTAGTTCGAACTTAATTGCTCCATTGCAAGAAACTGGCGGTTTTTGTTGGCCGTACACGCCTACTATTATACTAGGACATAGTGCAAACTATAATTCTTTACATCCTGTACACACAAATTATCCATTTCAAGTTTACGAAAACAGTCAAGTTGATGATATTGTTATTACTGGAGAATTTACTGTACAAACCCAAGAAGAAGGAAAATATTGGATAGGTGCAGTGCATTATCTAAGAAGTATTACTAAGATGTTTTATGGTTCCGGCGAAAATTTAGGTAATCCTCCTCCGATTGTAAGATTGAACGGTTATGGTGATTATGTCTTTAAAGATGTTCCTGTTGTAATTACAAACTTTACAGTTGATATGCAAGGCGATGTTGATTATGTTGCTGTAAACATGTCTGGACAAGGCGGAACTAGTGGCTCAACAGCATGGGCACCTACACAAAGTTTAATATCGGTTACTGTAAGACCTACTTACAGCAGAAATACTACTAGTTCCTTTAGTTTGTCAAACTTTGTAAATGGATCATATGTAACTAACGGACAAGGATTTATCTAATGGCAAGATATAAAGCAACAAGTCCCTATCATACAACTCCTTTTAATAAACAAGGAACATTAGATCTAATGCGTATTAGACCAGTTCCAAGTTCTCCTGATGATTTGTTGTATACAATAGAAACTCAGTACACTTATAGACCAGATTTGTTAGCCTACGACTACTACAAAAATTCAAAGCTTTGGTGGATATTTGCACAAAGAAATATGGATACAATTAAAGATCCAATTTTTGATTTTGTAGCAGGAACAACAATATATTTGCCAAGACCCGAAAATGTCAAAAAGGTATTAAACATATAATGAACATAGGTAATATTATAAGCAACAAAATTAATACTCTAACTAACGATTTAGGTGCTTCGTTTAATAGTGTATCAGACTTTGGAAATTCTTTATTTAGAGATACAGGAAGTTTTTTATCTAATAATGTTAGAGTTCTTGAAGACCAAGCTTCTTCGTTTGCTGGAGATGTAGAGTCAACAGTTTCTCAAGTACAATCTTCTTTTGGACAAGTACAACAAGGACTTCAAACAGGAGACCTTAGAGAATTTATGCCCAACTTTAGTGTTAGTTCAGCAGTATCTTCGGTCAGTGCATTTCTTGGAAATGCTGCAAGTAATCCCATTGGCGCACTTGGAGGTGCAGTTGCAAGTACATTTTCTGAACTTGTAGGAATTACAGGTAACTCTTTTCAAGCATCAGGAGGTTCTGGAAGTGTAATATCTAATACTCCAGGACCAAATGTACGACTAGGCAATCCTTTAGAAAATTATGCTTCTTATAACTGTATTTTTACTATTGGTTGTTTGTCAGATGATCAAGTAGTCTCTCCTAGTTCTTATAGATCTGGCGGACCGGCTGTTACAGTTTTAAGATCTGGCGGCGGTGGCATAAATGGTAAACGAGTACAAAATTATTTTGAGTTAGCATCTGGAAGAAGAGTAGAATATTTTATCGATGATGTTGAACTTAAAAGTGTATTAAGTCCTAATAGATCATCAGGTGTTTCAACCGGAACAAAAATTAGTTTTAAAATTATAGAACCTTACAGTATTGGACAATGGTTATTATCTATGCAAGGTGCAGCAACGGCCTGCGGTTATGCAAACCATACAGATGCAAATTATTTGTTAACTATACAATTTGTAGGGTTTGACGAAAATAACGGAAACCCGCAAAACATTGAAGACACAACTAAAAATATTCCTTTTAGACTTATTAATGCAGAGTTTAGTGTTGACGGTGCAGGATCGGTTTATACAGTTGAGGCAGTTCCGATAAACGATCATGCGTTTTCAGACGAAGTCCAACGAATTCCTTTTGAAACAAATTTTACAGGACCAACTGTTGCAGAATCGTTAGGATTTGGAACAGCAAGTTTAGCATCTACAATTAACGAGAGACAGCAATCATTTGAAGAATCGACTAATATTGACAGAGCTGATTTGTATTTGATAACATTTCCTCTAACTAGAGAAAATCAACAAGATACACCATCTAGTTCAGTAGGAGGGTCTGCAACGGTAGATCCTGGATTATTATCAGCAGCTGAACAAGTTGCTGAAAGACGTGGAGAAGAATTCAGAAATAACTTGCAAAGTGTAGTTACAGATTGGTATGCTGGAATCACTAACCAAGTTGCTGGAGTAGGATATGGTCGAGGACAAGTTGATCCGGCTCTTGCAAGAGCAGCAGGATTAGACAGCTCTACTTTAACTGCAAGTGTTTCGCAAGAAGCATCTCAACTGTTTGATAGTCTAAATTTACAAGGAATATCTGATGTAAATCCTATTGGTAATTCTCAAATTATTACTGACTTTAATGCTTCGGGCGATAATCCGTTCGGACATGCTGGATTTACACTTAATGAAGAGACAGGTGTTTTTAGTAGAAACGGAATCGAATTAACTATATCGAATACAAATAGAACTTTTAAATTTCCTCAAAATATGACAATACAAGAAATCATAGAAGAGATGGTACTTATTAGCGATTATGGTAGGACAGCAATGACTTTAATAAACCAAGATGGTAACATACCTTGGTTTAAGGTTGAATCAGAAGTTTATCCAATTTCTGCACCTGCTACTGAATCAATTCTTGGACGTAAACCTAGAATTTATGTTTACAAAGTAGTTCCTTATATGGTAAGTTCTGATAAATTTAGTACACCAGATAATCCAACACCAAACACGTCAAACTTATCTAGACAAGTAGTTAAAGAATACAATTATGTATATACTGGTCTTAATAGAGATATTCTTAGTTTAGATTTTGAGTTTAAGGCTGCTTTTTACGATATGATAAATGCAGGTTTAGGAAACTCTAACAGAGGTACTAACACAGGGGGTTCTGATAACACTAGTGCTATAACAGAAGTTCCTGCTCAGATGGGAACACCTGCAGGCGCAGCACAAGAAGGTGCAAAAGCATACCTCGGAAGTGGAGCGTCAATGGGCGCAGGCGGCTCGTATGATTCTAATGTAGCAGAACAAATTGCTCGACAATTCCATGGTACTATTTTAGATGGTGTAGACTTACTGCAAGTTGATATGGAAATTTGGGGAGATCCTTATTACATTCCGGATACTGGAGTAGGTAATTACACCGCTGCCGCAGGACCTAGTATTAATATTACTGCTGATGGCGGCATTGATTATCAATATAGTCAAGTACATGCATTATTAAAATTTAGAACTCCTATTGATTATAATGAGTCTACAGGTTTAATGGTTTTTCAAGAAGATATAATTACTGATTTACAAAATTTTGGAGGATTGTATCAAGTACTTGAAGTCCTACATAAATTTAACAATGGAAGATTTACACAAGAATTAAAAATGTTGCGTGTTCGAAATCAAAATCTCGAAGGTGCTGCAAATGAGAGATTAATATCACAACAAGGAACAACAACAGAATTAGGAAGAGTCAACGAAGGTACTGCTGGTGTAGCAGGAACACCTGGAGGCCCTGCTACAAATGGAACTGGTGCTGCTGTTCCAGGGGGCGGTGCAGGAGGTGGTTCTGGAACTGGCCCTTCAAGTGCTCAGAGTTTAGGTTCAACAGGAGGCACTGCTGCTCCAACTCCGGTTCCTGGTAATTCAGGAGCTGAAGGTCCTACAGCAACAATTAGAACTCCTGGTGGTAGAACAGCAACAGTTGCTCAATTATATGCAGAAAATTTCCAAGGTTTAGTAGACGAACTTGAAGGTGAATTAGGATACGAAATTAGAAGTATAGGTGGTCTATCAGACAGAAATATTGCAGGTACAGGAACACGAAGTTGGCACAGTATGGGACTTGCTATTGATATTAACCCTGCACAAAACGGTCACATGAAGCCAGGTCCACTTGTTACAGATATGCCAGCAAACGGTACAGGAAGTTTAATGAGAGCATTAGCAGCAAAACACGGTTTAGGTTGGGGCGGTGCATGGCGTAGTTCTAAAGATGCGATGCACTTCTCAGCAGGTGCTAACGAAGGCGGCACATATACAGGTGCAAGAGACGGTAGAATACCGCCAGGAAGATCGGGGTAAAATAGATGGTAGATACATTAGATCCTAGAGGCCCTGACCAAAGACCTGGCGCAACTGATCAAAGAGGGCAACAAACTGCACCTCCAGCTGTTGGACAAACCGGTACAGATCATTCTGATGATGCTCGTGCAGCTAGAACAAATGCATCAAATGTAGCACCTTCAGAATCAGGTGTAAATGGTATTGCTCCTGTAACTACACCTGTAACTAATACAACAGGCGGAGCACCATATGCAACTCCAGCTGCTGCACAAGCATCTACTATTAGGCCTTATGATCCTATGGAACCTGGAGATGATTTACGCATACAGCTTACTGGACTGAAAGTTCAGGCTGCAACATCTGGTACTGGATCAACATATGTTCCTAACTCAGGAGGACAAGCCGGCGGCGGTGCCGAGTCAATATCTGCACCTGAAACTAGAATAGTCAACACTCCGTCAGGACCGCAAGAAGTTATTGTAAATAATGATAATGCAGACCAAGGTACAACTTATGATGCACAAAGCACAGCAGCACTAAGGCAGAGTATTAATGATCAGAATAGTGCTGACTTTAACGACCCTAGGAGAGGATTTTAATGCCAGATACCAGTAGGATAAAAGGTGCAACACAAACAGCTCAGGCAGCACACTTAACAGGTGGCGCCCGTACTAGCGGACGTATGGATCCAGGTCCTTATGAAGCAATTGTTGTTAGTCATCTTGATCCGCAATATATGGGTGCATTAAAAGTAGAACTTTTAAAGAAAACTAAAAGTGGTGCAGCACCTGAAAGAACTGGACAATTAATTGAAGTTAGATATCTCAGTCCGTTTTATGGTGTAACAGCATTTAGTAATGCAAGTGCAAATGACGGTTACGAATATACTCAAAAAAGTTATGGAATGTGGGCAGTTCCTCCTGATCCGAATACTAGAGTTTTAGTTGTATTTGCCGAAGGCGATATTTCTCAAGGATTTTGGATAGGTTGTATACAAGATAGATATATGAACTTTATGGTTCCTGATGGTCGTGCAAGTACAGAACTTACAACTGCGGTTCCTAATGAATTACAAGGTAAAAAATTACCAGTAGGTGAATTTAATAAACAAATTGATCCTGGCGCAGGAAGAGATCCTACACAATTTAGAAAACCTTATAATAAAGATTTTGCACAAAGTTTAGAAATACAAGGTTTAATAAGCGACGAAACTAGAGGAACTACAACAACTAGTGCTCGTCGAGAAGTTCCAAGTATGGTTTTTGGTTGGAGTACACCAGGCCCGGTTGATAAAAGAGACGGTGCTCCAAAGGGATTATACGGAGAACACGATCAAAAAGCAAACATATTTGTAAACCGCCTAGGCGGAAGCAGTTTTGTCATGGATGACGGCGATGATAAGTTCCTAAGAGAAACACATGCAAGCGAAGGTCCTCCGAAATACATAAATGTAGAGTCTGGTTCTACAGGCGGAGACAAAACAATTCCTCACAATGAGCATATAAGATTAAGAACTAGAACAGGCCATCAAATCTTAATGCATAATTCGGAAGATTTAATTTATATTGCTAATAGCAGAGGAACTTCTTGGATAGAAATGTCTAGCGATGGAAAAATAGATGTTTATGGAAGAGATAGTATTAGTATACATTCTGATGCAGATTTAAACATAACTGCTAATAGAGATATTAATTTAGAAGCTGGAAGAAATATTAATGCTAGAGCAAGTGCAAGATATAGCGAATATGCTCCAACAGATTCTAGAGGATTCTTGTCAGGCTGTGTTAATATTGAAAGTAAGTATGATACAGATATACTTGTAGAACAAAATTTTAAGAAAACGGTACTAGGACAAAGTGATGAGCACATATTAGGAGATTTGTATGTTACAGTAAATGTTGATAGCCATCATAAAGCTGGAGGATCGCATTACTTAACTACAAGCACAAGTTCTCATACTGTTGCAGGAAGCGGAATTTACGAACAATCAGGATCGAGCATATCAATGCAGGCATCTGGTGTTATTGCTGCTGACGCTAGTGAGATATTTTTAGATAGTGGGTTATCATCTGCAGGCACACAAGCAGCGAGTGCGTCAGATGTTATTCCCCTTACAAGACATAACTTACCTGCTGTTGAACCAGGAACATTAACTACATTTACAATAGAAAGTATAGTTAAGCGTATGCCAACACATGAGCCTTATGTGCAGCACGAAAACTTAAACCCTATTGCATATAAACCTTTAGAAACTGACAGAGAAGCAACTGGTCAATTACCAGAAACTTTAGTTGCACCGATGCAAGACACTTTTAGAAAAAGTGGATATAGCACAAGTTCGGGATCAAGATATAATCCACAAGCACAATCAGTTCCACCATCATCAACAGGCGGCGGAGGAGCAGACCGTTTAGCGCCTCCTAGCCAATCAGGAGTAAGTGCTGCAACTGCACAAGAATTTACAGGATCAATTGGAGAGCCAAATCAAGGAGATGTACCACAGCCTATAAATGGATTTACGATGGAGCAAACTAGAGCTTGGACAGGAGCATTAGGATTTAGAGAAAGTACTAATAGATATGAATTAATTAATTCTATCGGATTTGCTGGAAAATACCAATTTGGTGCTGCTGCACTTGAAACTTTAGGTTATTGTAATGCTGGAACATACAACAGAGGAAACAGAGCTTTACAAGATGCAAGTGTTTGGACTGGTAAAAATAGTGCAAGTAATTTCCAATCTTGGTTGCGTAATGAAGGTAACTGTCAAGAAATTGCTGTTATTGAAAACGCAAACTTTAATTTGAGAGTTTTAAGACAAAGAGGTGCTATTACAGATAACGATGATATAGAGCATATCGCAGGATTGTTGTTTGGAGCTCATTTGTTAGGAGCAGGCGGGATATCGGCTTGGGCAAGAGGTGAAGGCGGCCAAGACGCATACGGAACTACTGGTGACGAATATTATAACTTGGGTAGAGAAGCGATTAGGAGAGCATAATGAGTACATTAGAGAAAAATTTATATAAGAGGGTAACAGTTCCTAGTAACTCTAGAAGTCCTAAGCCTGTTGCTAGTGCAAACTATAGAGGAATTAGTACAGTTAATCCAGAAAATACAGATTTTCGCTTGTACGATTTTGCTATAATTAAGCAAGATATTATAAATCATTTCCATATAAGACAAGGCGAAAAACTTGAAAATCCTGAATTTGGAACAATTATTTGGGACGTTTTATATGAGCCGTTAACTGAAAATTTAAAACAAATTATTGTAAAAAATGTACAAGATATTATTAACTACGATCCAAGGGTAACTGCAAACCAAGTAGTTGTTGACGAGTATGAAAACGGACTACAAATTGAGTGTACATTAATATATTTAGATTATAGTATAGCAGAACAAATGAGATTGCAGTTTGACAAAAGTATCGGCCTTCTTAGTTAAATACGCATATTATCAAAACTCATAAATATAATATAATACAAGGAAAGCCGGATGTCGATTACAGATAGACAAAACAGACTGCTAGTAGCTGAAGATTGGAAACGCATTTACCAATCATTTAGAAACGCAGAATTTCAAAGTTACGATTTTGATAATTTAAGAAGAACTATGATTGCATATCTTCGAGAAAATTATCCTGAAGATTTTAACGATTATATTGAAAGTTCAGAATACCTAGCATTAATTGATTTAATTTCTTTCTTAGGTCAGAATTTAAGTTACAGGATTGACCTTAATTCAAGAGAAAATTATCTCGAATTAGCAGAACGCCGAGAAAGTATATTACGTTTAGCAAGATTGCTTTCCTATAACCCTAAACGTAATCAAACAGCAAACGGCTTGCTAAAAGTGCTAAGTGTCAAAACTACAGAAGATGTTATTGACAGCAACGGTGTTAACCTTAGAGGACAAACCGTAGTTTGGAATGATGCAGCTAATAGTAACTGGCTAGAACAAACTATTAGAATTGTTAATACTAGTCTTCCTGCTATTAATGTTTTTGGACGTCCGGTGAAACTTGAAAATATTTCAGGTGTTCCAACATCACAATATCGTGTTAACGGAATTAATACAGATGTTCCAGCATACAACTTTCAAAAACCGATTGAAGGCAGAAATACACGATTCCAAGTAGTTAGTTCAACAATCGAAGATGGAAATATAGTTGAAGAACCTCCTGTTCCTGGAAATAATTTTAGCTTTTTATATAGAGATGACGGACAAGGTGCAAGTAGTTCTAATACTGGATTCTTTATGCATTTTAGACAAGGTGTTTTAGAAAATGGTAACTTTAACGTAACCAATCCAACACCAAATCAAACAGTTGCAATTGACACTCCAAATATTAACAATTCAGATGTTTGGTTGTTTGAATTAGATTCAAACGGAAACGAAAACGAATTATGGACAAAAGTTGATGCTGTTGAAGGCAATAACATTATATACAACAGTATTAATAAAGGTATTAGAACAGTTTATGCTGTGCAAACTCGTGCAGACGATAGAATAAATCTTATTTTTAGTGATGGTGTTTTTGGAAATTTACCTAGCGGAAATTATAGAGCATACTTTAGAACTAGTGCTAATAGAGCAATGATAATTTCTCCTAGATCAATGCAAAACATTACTATTGATGTTCCTTATCTTTCAAAAAGTGGACAAGTACAAACTATAACATTTACACTAGGTCTTCAGTACACTGTTTCAAATAGTGCTACAAGCGAAACTAATAATAGTATTAAGAGCAACGCTCCGAGCACGTATTATACACAGAATCGATTAGTTACAGGAGAAGATTATAATCTTGGTCCTTTAGGCGTAAGTCAAGATGTAATCAAGACAAAAAGTGTTAATAGAATATCAAGCGGAATAAGCAGATATTTTGATCTTAGAGATGCAACAGGAAAGTATTCTACAACCAATCTATATGGTAATGACGGTGTAATTTATAAAGAATTTTTTACAAAGAAAACATCATTTAGTTTTAGTACACAAACAGACATTGAAGGAGTTATTGTCAACGAAGTTCAGTCTCTTCTAGGTAATGCATCTGTTAAAAATTACTATTATGAAAAATATCCTGAAATTAGCACTGTTGACCTTTTACCAAAATGGATAGTATCACAAGAAGATACAAACAATTTCAAAGGATATGTGACAGACCCAGACGGCGAAGCATACAGTGTAGGATCATTTACTGCAAATAATCTTAGATTTATTGAAGCTGATGCTCTTCTTAAATTTCAACCACCCTCAGGATACTACTTTGATGAAAATAACAATTTAGTTCAGTACACAGGAAGTTTGCCTCAAGGAGGAAAAACTTATATTTGGACGAAAGTAATACAAGTAGTCGGCACTGGCAACGACACACAGGCTCTTAGCGGCGCTGGCGGAATTATTTTAAGTGATAAGATACCACAAGCATTAAATGATGATGTATATGCTACTTTAGTACAAATTATTCCACCAATCGTAAAGGCAGTAACTGACGATGTAAAAATTCAAATGATAGATCAAGCTTTTGCTTATAACGAGTTTGGACTAAGATATGACGTAAATGATAGACAATGGAAAGTTATTACAAACGTCAACTTGTCAAAAAATGAGTTTAGTTTAGGATTTTCAGGTGATACTAGCGGTCAAAATCTAGACTCTAGTTGGCTATTACTGTTTGAAACTAATGGCGAAACTTATACTATAACTCGAAGAAGCATGCGTTACATTTTTGAAAGTGACGAAGAAATTAAATTTTATTTCGATAGTGGTGATAAAATTTATGATAATAGAACAGGAAAAATTGTTAAAGATAGAATTACAGTTTTAAATATTAACACAATCCCTGGATCTGCAAATACAGGTGCGCTGTCGTTGGATTATGATTGGGAAATACTTGAAGAATACAGAGATCCTGACAACTATGTCGATAGTACAAAAATTCAAGTAGGTTTTTACGATAACGATTCAGATGGAGTAGTTGACAATCCTGAAATTTTCTTTGACATCGTAGCTGAGAATAATATACCAGTTAATGAGAAATATATTTTCTTAGAAAAATATAAAACACAAGCAGGTACTGAGGATTATAGATATGTTGACAAATCTAAATTAGACATATACATTTATAACGAATTACCATTACCGATGCCACAAAGCTCTTACAACGATGGTGCAATTTTTTATTTTTATGGCGATGATTATTTCTTAAAATATAATAAAACTACTAACAGTTTAGAATCAGAAAATGGCTATAAAGCAAGGATCGGAAGAGACAAGTTAAAGTTCCATTACGTACATGCTGCTGACGACAACAGCCGTATAGATCCTAGTGCAAGTAATATTATCGATACTTATATTTTAAGTAAAAATTATGATTTAAATTATAGAAATTGGCTTAAAGGAACGCTAAACAGCAAACCATTACCTCCTAGCTCAGATGAAATATTTAGATCATATGGACAAGAAATTAATAAAATCAAATCACTTAGCGATGATGTAATATATCATCCAGTTAAATATAAAGTGTTATTTGGTCCAAAAGCAAACGAAGATTTACAAGCAACTTTTAAAGTTGTTAAAAACAGCGAAGTTGTTTTAAATAATAACGATATTAAAACTAGGGTAATTGAAGCTATAAATCAATTTTTTGCTTTAGAAAATTGGGAATTTGGTGATACATTTTACTTCCAGGAAATGGCAACATATGTAATTAACTACGCATCACCGGATATAGTAAGTTTTATTATTGTTCCTAATCAAGTTTCTCAAAGCTTCGGTAGTTTATTTGAAATTAAATCAGAAGCAGATGAGATTTTTATTAATGGAGCAACAGTTACTGATGTTGAGATAATTGACGAAATAACAGCTTCAAAAATACAGGCTAGCGGAAATGTTGTAACACAAAGTTCAATTACAAATACAACAGGATTGCAAAGCTCACCATCCAACACAAATTTAAGCAGCAGTGGAGGCTTTAGTTACTAATGGCTTACAACGACGATCAAAACGATTTTCCTCTTCCAGCAGGAGACAACACCGGCAAAAGAAAAAGTTCTGTCTTTTTACCTAAATACTTTAGGACAAAAACTAATGAAAAATTTCTTTCAAGCACAATAGACCAATTGATACAACCTGGTGTTGCAGAAAAGATCAATGCGTTTTACGGAAGAAAAACTGCAAAAAGTTATAAACCGTCAGATTCTTATGTAGAAGATGTTACTATACAGCGTCAAAATAGACAATTAGAACCTGCGGCTGTAGTAGTTGATGATTTAGATAATGTATTATTCCATAAAGATTATACTGATTTAATAAACCAAATAAGTTCTTTTAATGGCACTGTTAGTAATCAAAGTCTTTTAAACAGTCAAGAATACTATTCTTGGGATCCAGCAATTGATTGGGATAAGTTTGTAAATTTTCGTGAGTATTATTGGCTGCCAAATGGTCCACAAACTGTAAACGTTTTTGGTCAAACTACAGAAATTGTTAGTACATATTCAGTAACTACTGAAGTTCAAGACGATAATACTGTTTATAAATTTAGCCCTCCAGGATTTACTCCTAATCCTACTTTAAAACTTTATAGAGGTCAGACATATAGATTTGAAATTGATTGTCCTGGTCATCCAATTGCATTTGCAGTTAATAGAACCTTTTTACCAGGCGATGCAGTTGTTGTTTATGAAAATAAAGAAGTAACTAGTACTGGACGATTTGATGTTGAATTGTTTGATGCCGAAGCTTTTGATTACGGCGGTCCTACTGTAATCGAACAAGAGCTATCTCTAACTTTTGAAGCAGATGAAAATATATCAAGTGTTTATGAGCAAGGTATAGAATATACCGACGGAGAAGGTAATACTATTACCGGAGATACTGTTTATATAGAAAAGGGTGTAATAGAATTTAAGATTCCTTTAACTGCGCCTGATACACTTTATTATGTAAGCAAAAATGCTATTGATACTAGCGGATTATTTAGAATATATGATATTGAAGAAGCTAGCTTTATTGATGTTGAAAACGAAATATTAGGTAAGAAAACATACAAGAGTGGTAACTCTGTAGAACTTACAAACGGTTTAAAAGTAAATTTTGGCGGGGAAGTAGTTCCAGAAAAATATGCTACTGGAGAATGGTATGTTGAAGGAGTAGGTACTGAAATTAAACTTATTCCTGAAGAAGAGTTAGACATACTTTCGTCTTACACTGATGAAGTATTTGTTCCTTACGATTCAGATGCATTTGACAGACTTCCATTTAATAATGCAAATAGCTATGCAGGTGTAAAAGATTACATTGTAATTAATAGAGCAAGTATTGATAAAAATCCTTGGACAAGATATAATAAATGGTTCCATAAAGATGTAATTGAAAAATCTTCTTTTTATAATGGAGAAGCAGCTACAGACATTGATCAAACTTCTAGAGCCAAAAGGCCTATTATAGAATTTGAAGCAGGCCTAAAATTATTTAATTTTGGATCTTATGCAAAGGGCGATGTAGATCTTATTGATACATTTACTACTGACGTGTTTAGTACTATTGAAGGTAGTTTAGGATACAATATAGACGGCGTAGATCTTGCACAAGACATGCGTATTTTGTTTACTGCTGATCCGGATAAAATGGTTAACGGTAAAATTTATCGTGTTAACTTTTTAAAAATTGGAAATGATACGCAAATTAGTTTAATTGAAACTGATGATACTCTTCCTTTAGAAGATGAAGTAGTTTTAGTTAAGTCTGGTAATAAAAATGCAGGAAAACTTTATTATTACACAGGAACTGATTGGAAATACTGTCAAGAAAAAACAACAACCAATCAACCTCCTTTGTTTGAACTTTATGATAATAACGGATACAGTTTTGTTGACTCTACATACTATGAAGCTTCTAATTTTTCTGGAACTAAAATCTTTTCTTACAGAGAAGGAACAGAAGAATCTGATGATGCTGAATTAGGATTTCCTTTAGATTATAGAACAATTGAAAATATCGGAGATATTATTTTTAACTTCGATCTTTTAACCGACAGTTTTACATATCAGTTAAACAATGAGTTGTACCAAAAATCAACAGATGTAGGATTTTTAAGAAAGTACTCATCTAGGACAGATTTCTCTGTACAAAACAGTTGGAAAAAAGCAAACAATAATAGTGCTCAAAAAGTAATTACACAATACGTTTCTGAAGCCGATGGTCGAATAAACTTCTTTCCAATAGATTGTTATGATCGCAGCGGCGACTTAAATGATTTAAAAGTTGTTGTTTATAAAAATAATAAATTACAAATATTTAAAGATGATTACGAGCTACTTCGTATTAGCGGTGTTGCATACGTTAGATTTTATAACGATACAGTAGCTAACGATATTATTAGAATTAAGACCAGCAGCGACACTCCAAAAAATGATAATGGTTATTATGAAATTGCGCATAATTTAGAAAGAAACCCACTTAACCAGAATATAAGAAGCTTTACATTTGGTGAAGTAGTTGATCATGTTGAAAGCATTGTTGAAGATGTTAACGGTTATGTTGGTACAGAATTTCCAGGGTTTAGTAATCTTAGAGATTTAGGCGATGTAGACGGTTATGGAAAAAGATTTGTACAGCATACAGGTCCTCTAAATTTAGCATTATATCATATTACCGATAAAAAATCTAATATAATTAATGCTATAAAATTTGGAAAGTTAGAATATGCAAAGTTTAAAAGACAGTTATTACAAACAGCAGCGTCTTTGAACTATAATGGTAAAAGTATTAAAGAACATTTAGATGCTATTCTAACAGATATAAACTTTAATAAAACTGAATCATATCCATTCTATTTCTCAGATATGGTTCCTTACAAGGGATTTAAAGTACAAAGTTATGAAGTATATACTGAAAATAACAGTTTTTATGCACTAAGCGAAGTATTTACTCTAGAAAATCTTTCTTCTAAAGCAGTTTATGTTTATTTAAACGGAAGACAACTCGTACACGGACAAGATTATACATTTAATTCAGATGGATTTGTTAATGTTACTGCAACTAAACAACGTGGCGATATTATTGAACTTGTTGAATTTGATAAAACAGATGGAAGCTATGTGCCTCCAACTCCTACTAAATTAGGACTATATCCTGCATGGAGACCAGAACTACAAATTGATACAACCTATCTTCCTAATGTAGACACTTATAAAGTAGCTAAAGAAAAAACAGTGTTTGGCATAGGAAATATACATTCTTTTGTACCAAACAGATTAATTACGGTTTTAATAAACGGAGTTAAGCAAGAAAATAATTATACAGTTCAAACTACTGACGACGGAAGAAAGATAGTCTTTAATACGCCAGTTTCAGTTGCAGACTTTAATGATGAAGAAACAACAGTAACAATTGAATATCCAAAAGTTGTAATACAAGGCCACGACGGTAGTATTATGATGGCATATAATGATTATCGCGATGATATAATCCTTGAGTTTGAAAAAAGAATATTTAACAATATCAAACAAAATTATAATACTAAAATTTTAGACATACACGAACTAGTCGGTGGCGATTTTAGAAATACAAAATTCTCTAAAAGCAGTCTTGACAAGTCTATGATAAGTGATTTTACAGAATGGTTAAAAATTGCTGGAGATCCTGTTTATACTGAAAATAACTTTTATGAGCCGAGCAATAGCTTTACATATAACTATACAAACATGTCTTCAGTAAACGATGTTCCATTAAAAGGTTTTTGGAGAAACGTATACAAAGAAGCATACGATACTGATCGTCCGCACACACATCCTTGGGAGATGCTAGGATTTACTATTAAACCATCTTGGTGGGAAGATGCATATGGACCAGCACCTTATACAGGCGGCAACATTGTTATGTGGAAAGACATCGAAGAAGGAAAAATTGCAGAGCCTGGAAAGCAGTCTTACATTAAATCTCAATATGCAAGACCGGGACTTATAAAGCACCTTCCAGTCGATAGTCAAGGTAAACTTCTTAGTCCGTTAGCTAGTAAGTATGCTAAAAACTATATTGCAAGATATACATCTGAACCGTTTATCTACGGAGATCAAACACCAGTTGAAACAGCATGGAGAAGAAGTTCTGAATATCCATTTGCTTTGATGTTATCATGGATATTAAATCAACCTAATAAGATTTTTGGACTAGGGTTTGATATTAGTAGAATTTCTCGAAATGCCGCAGGCAATGTAGTTTATAATGAAACTCAAAAATCAATTAACTTAAACGAATTAGTATTTCCAAATACCTATGTAGCTGAAGAAAGAGTAATATCAAGCGGCCTTGTAAATTTTGTCTACAACTATATGGCAAATGATGTTACTACTAGTTATGAAGCTTATCAAGAAAGCTTAAAATCTGTTCAAAATAAACTATCATTAAAAGTAGGTGGATTTACAGAAAAGTCTAAATTTAAATTAATATTAGATAGTCGCACACCTCTAAACGAAGGAAATGTTTTTGTACCTGAAGAAAACTATCAAGTATTTTTAAACTCTACTTCTCCAATTGAAACTGTTAATTACTCAGGAGTAATTGTAGAAAAGCAATCGTATGGATTTATTATTAGAGGATATAATGATACTTTTCCTATTTTTAAGTATTACGAATCGATAATACAATCAACTGATCCTGTAATTAATGTAGGAGGAGTTTCAGAAACCTTTGTAGATTGGGACAATGGACAACAGTACGTAAAGGGACAAAATGTTCGTTACAGCAATAGTTTTTATAGATGTTCTGAAAGCCATGTAAGTGGTTCTACTCTTGATACTACTAAGTTTGCTAAGTTACCTTTCTTACCTCAAATAGGAGGAAGAGATGCAGTATTTAGAAGAGGATTTAGTGATAAAGTTTTAGAATTACCGTATGGTACTCTACTTAAAACTGTGCAAGAAGTTGTAGATTTTCTATTAGGATACCAAAAATATTTAGAAACGCAAGGTTTTATTTTTGAAAACTATAATAGTTCTTTAAATTCTATCGAAAACTTCTATTTAAGTTCAAAAGAATTTCTTTTCTGGACTACACAGAACTGGGCAGCAGGAACTATTATTAGTTTAAGTCCTCTAGCTAAGAGTATAAAATTTGAAAGAGATTATATGATATCAGACAATGTGTTTGATAATTTCTACAAATATAGTCTTATAGATGCTAATGGAAAAGAATTAGCCAAGAATAATATTAAGATTAACCGTTCTTCTGGAAATAAATTAGAATTAGAAGTAGTTAATACTGATGTAGGAATATACAGTGTATCTTTACCTTTAATACAAAAAGAACATGTAGTTTTATTAGACAACCAAACAGTGTTTAATGATGTAATTTATCAACCTACAAGTGGGTATAGACAAGAAAGAATAAAAGTTACTGGATACAGAAGTGACGACTGGAATGGTAGCTTAGATATTCCTGGATTTATATACGACGATGCAGTAGTAACTGAATGGGAAACATACCAAGATTATAGCGTTGGTTCGATTGTAAAATATAAAGAATTTTATTACATTGCAAAAATAGATATTGCAGGATCTAATACTTTTGTATCATCTGATTGGGAAAGACTAGATAGTCGTCCTGAATCTAGATTAATGCCAAACTTTGAATATAAAATTAATCAGTTTGCTGATTACTATGATTTAGACAGTGATAATTTTGATTCTGAACAGCAGCGTCTTGCTCAACATCTAATTGGCTACCAAAAAAGACAATATCTAAGTAATATTATAAATGATGATGTAAGCCAATATAAATTCTATCAAGGAATGATTGCAGACAAGGGTACAAAAAATGTACTTACAAAACTGTTTGATGCTTTGAGTAGTGCAGACAAAGACAGCTTAGAATTTTATGAAGAATGGGCAATAAAAGTTGGACATTATGGATCAATTGATAATTATGACGAGGTAGAATTTTTACTTGACGAAAATAAATTTAGACTAAGTCCGCAACCGATTGAACTAGTTGACGAAATACCATTAGACTCTACAGATTTAATCTATAGAAAGCTCGAGAGTGATATATATTCTAAACCTAAAAACTATAACCATAAGCCGTTTCCGGTTAAATCAGAATCATCAAAGTTTTTAAGATCTCCAGGATACATTAATGAAGATGATATTAACTTTAGAGTTATTAACAATACCGATATTCTCACAGCGGATATTAACGCTATTCCTCTAAACACATACTTATGGATTGCTGGCGAAGAAGCAAAATGGGATATACTACAACATGTTCCATCAGATTACCAAGTTAGATCATTTGAAACATTTAACGCAGAAATAGACAGTATCTTAAATGGTCCTACTCCTGGTGTGCAGGTAAGATTTGATACTACTGTAGATTTTGAAGAAGGTGAGATAATTGGTATAAACGGAATTCTTCCTAGTAATAATGCATTTTATGTAGTAGAAAAAGTTAATAACAATAGTGCAACATTAATTGTGCCAAATGATCTTATCTTAGAAGACGAAACTGATACTTTAGGATTTGTTACAAGATTTAGATCTGTTAGAGCTAAAACTGCTGATGATTATAATAAACTATTAGGTAGTAAAGTTTATGAAGATCAAAAGATTTGGTTAGATAACGATACTAATAATAAATGGCAAGTTATTGATTATAAATCTATATTTTCTGTAAACCAAGAATTAATTAATAATCCAACTGACGTTCCGGAAGATCAGGAACAAACATTTGGTAATGTTTTTGCAGTCGATAGCAGAAATTTATTACTAGCAACTAGTGATTATAATGCAGACAAAGTTTACACTTATAGACGAGCATCAGAAGGTTCTGTTTTTGTTGCAGAGCCAACATTAAGTAGTGCTTCAAATTATTTTGTAAATGGATTTTCTCAAACAAATCCTCTACAAATAACAACAACAAGCGAGCATAACTTAACTACAGGACAGAGAATTTATTTTAGATATCTATCAGAAACGATTGATAATGGTGCAGTTACACCATGGGACGATCTTTCAGCTGTATCAATTTTAAGACGAGCAAAAGGATTTGAAGTAACTGTTATTGACAGTACAACAATAGAACTTAATAATGTTGATGGCACTGCATTTGAAGCAGAATTTTTTACTAGAGTTGCTTCCGGAATACCAGAAACAAACCCAGACGGAACAATACAACCGTCTTCTACTATATATGTAACTGACAGAAACGATAGCTTTGGTAAAGGAATAGCAATAAGTAACGATGGAAAATATCTTGCTATTGGTTCGCCTAACGCTAGCGAAATACCAACAAGACTAAAAGGAATCTTTTCAGAATCTGAAGGCTATATCACAGGAGATATTGTAAGATATCAAG